ACTGTTCTAACTGTTCTTCCGGGTCGTCTTCGTCACCCCCCACCAGCATACCCTTGATTAGCGCCGCTAAGTCTTCGTCCTTCAGCGCGGACAGGTCGAAGTCGTCCACGTCTGGGTCGCCTTTCGCGTCGGCGTCGGCCCAGTGAATAGCGTCCTTGTTAGTCTGTTCCGTGACGACATTCGGAACCACTTCGTCACGCATGAAGCGGTTTAGGGAAATGGACCCGTCTTCGTCCACCATGTCGTCAATATCAGCTTCACCCGGCCCGAACAGCCCAGACAGCCCCATGTCTTCCATTAGGGCCATAAGACGGCCCGGTGGACGGTGATACACGGGAAGACGGAAGCCCATAATCGGAAGTTCAACGTCGCGGACTTCCGCCGTCTGTTCCTCGTACTCGGTAGTGTCGGGAATATCGTACTGACTGGACGTGTCGTCGGTCGCCATATGCCGAACAAGCCACCTGTTCCCCTTCAACGAGCGTGACGCTGGACCACAGACCCCCTTCAGACAGGGACGTGCTGGGCGGCGACCACCACGACGAACGCCACCGTGACGCCCAACACGGTGTATGCCGGTTCCCGAAGCGCGTCGCGGAAGTGAAGCGTGTCGGCGTACTTCCGAAGGCCACGGCCCACCGAGTACGCCGCGCCCAGACCCACGAACGGAAGCCCAGCAACGAGCGCCTGAAGTTCAGCGGGGGCGACCGACATGAACACGTCTGGGGCGATTACCGCGAGAACGCCGACGGCCAAGGCGTGCCACTCGGCGGGGTTGGACAGGAACGATACGTTCCAAACAGTCGCGTCGTCGCGTCCCGTCAGAAAGTGCGACCACTTCACGGGACCTTCGGAACCGTGGGTCATAGCGGTGACACTCGGTCCGGGCGGCAAAACACGGCGTGACGCTGGAACGGACAAGGACGGTGTACGGTACGCGGGGATAGACTTATTACGTATGCTAAAAAACAGTACCCGCACGCCGCTTATCGCCGTGCGTCGGCCCGAAGGGGCGACGCCGAAGGGGTTCACCCCCAAAGGGGGTGAATCCCCGAAGGGGGCCTTTGGCCCCCTTCGGGCGTCGTCCCGTAGGGCGACGCCACTCGGGGGGCCGTCCACGACGGCCCCATACCGTTGACACTCGTTCTGGATAGGGCGGGAGGGAAAAACAAACAGCGGTGTTGTGTGGTCTATGCGAACGCTGTCACGTCGGCAGCTAATAGACGTGCTTCGTCATTAGTGAAGGACACGACAGTCGGCTTCCCGCCTCGTTCGACAGCGTCTATTTCTTCCAGCCGGTCCAAATACTTCCGAAGCGTCCGCTTCGTCACGTTGGCGTACTCGGTCAGCACGTCGTATGTTACGCCGTTCGGGTCTTCAACGAGTGCGTGAAGGACACGAAGGCGGTTCCAGTCGTCCGCGAACGTCATTAGCCCCTGATACAGTTGCCCGTGTTCATGGCGTATTTGTTCCATGGTGAACAGGGCTTCCACGCGGCTGGGGTCGGCGTCGGCAACGGCGGAATCAACGGCGGGACTATCATGGGTGGCTAATCGGAAGGGTCCCTTCCGATTACCGCTCTGTCGGGCGATTAGGTCCGCGCCACTACTTAAAGAACTATCCGTTGGGCCGGCGGGCTGACGCTTGTCAGGCATGGGCGTTTTGCTACAACGGACCACTTCACATAAATAGTTCTCGGGGCGTCTGACATTAGAACAGCGCCCATGGCCGTTTCTAACGCTGGTTTCCGCCGGGTATTCGTTAACAGCCCAGTGGAAGTGAACAGCGTCAGCCCATGTTCACCGCGTCACAAAGGCCCCATGGTCAGGGGTGAACGAGAAGACCGTCGTTCAGTTCAGCGGTCCGCGGGCCGCCCAGACGGATGGACAACGCCCTTCTTCATTTGGCCGTGTTCCAGACCGCCGTGATTACACCGGCTGTCGGGGTTGTAGCACTGAACGGGGTACGGCATGAAGGTTAGCCGCGACATGCGAACTATCCTTCAGTACGCCGAAGTCTGACCGTTCACCAGTGTTCCCTGAACGTCGTACCCGGCGCTCGGGTCCACCAGCGCCCGAAGTTCGACGTTTTCAGCGATTAGGTCCTGTTCGTTCAACTGGGCGTCGTGGGTGTTAATGGTACACCGGGGGGCGTCCAGTTCCAGCGAATACTGGGTGGACGTGTCAGCGATTGTCTCGGGGCTGACCCACTTCGCGTTCACGCCACCCTCGTACAGTTCGTCTTCCGGGCCGGTCGCCCCGGCGGACCCCCAGAACTTTTCCATGACGTTCGTGTTCTCGAAGTCCAGCGTGGCTTCAAACACTATCTCGCGGGTTCCGACGGTCATTTTCGCCGGGGTACGGCCCCCTCGCGTGTGCGGGGTCAGGTTGTTCGTGACACTGACCGTCAGGTCCCGAAGGTCCACTGTTCGGTCGGTCCCGAACAGCGTGTACGTGGCGTCGTGGTACACCAGCGCCCGAAGGTTGTCGTAAGCCGGGGTTGACGCCGAGACAGAACCGTCCGGCTCTTTCGCGGGCATGTCCATGGACATGGACAGCCGCTCGCCGCTGGAATGGGACAGTTCCAGACTTTCGACGCCGACACCCGTGTGGCGAACGGCGTCCACGTTCCCCAGCCCCAGTTCCACGGCCAACGATGGAAGTTTGTCGTCCGTGGTGAAGGTGTGGGTCCCGACTTCGTCCGTTCCGTCGCCGTCGGGGTCAGACGTGGTGACGCTCGTACTTCCGAACGCCGCCTTCAGTAACAGCCCTATCGCTTCGGGCGTTACCGGCATGTCCAGTGACCCGTCGTCGGTGAATTCCCCGGCCACCGCCGAGTGGGTGTCACGGCCCCGAGTCGTGGACAGGAAAATCGGGTTGTTATCACCCGAGAACCCGTCACTGACGACGTTCAGGAATTCGGACGGGGAAGCCCCGTCGCCGTAACTGGATTCTTCGGCTATACCGGCATAGCCAAAGAACGACTGTCCGTCTTCACCGATTGTTTGTGACATTAGTTATCACCCTCGTTGTTCCCGTCCGCGTCCGGGCCGTCCCGGTGGCTGGACTGGTGGCCGTCCAGCGCCTTCGTCGTTTCAAACGCCTTTCCGCACTGTTCGCACGCCACGCCGAAGCCGAACAGGTTGTTTGTCCGAACCAGTTCGACCGCGACGGGAAGGACAACCGCGTTCCGGGGCGCGTCCCCGGATTTGACGGCTGTTTCCGTGGCGACCGGAAGGGGCTTGTGTGCGATACGTCCGTTACGCTGTTCTGTCGTGAAAATCAGGTTGAAGTCGTCCACGGTAACGCTCGTGGACGCCCCCCGGAACTGGATAAACGACGGGACCGATTCACGGTCCACAACGTCTTCCAGCGGGGGTTCGCTGGTTGCCTGATTTTCCTCGTTCGTAAGGTCCCTGACCATGGTTTTGTATAGTCGTATGTGGTTTATCGCGGCTTAATCCGCCGCGTGCGGACTTCAAACCCGACAGAACACCAGTGGACAACCGCGTCACCCCCGCCGCTGAAGCGGAAGTCCGGTTCCAGCCCGGACCACGTCACGTCTTCAGCGACGGGGTCAGTCCCGTCGGATTTGGTAAGGTTCCTGTTCGCTTCGACGTTGTCCACGACGGTGGAACATATTCTGACGACGTTTTCCAGTCCCCAGTCTCGGCTAAAGTTCCAGTCGAAGACCGCCGCGTCAACGCTGAAGGTGTCTGTCTGTTTCGCCACCGTGTCGGCTTCGCTGTCGTACCCCGAGAACACGGTGAACACCACGGGCGGCTTGTAGCTGTTTATCAGCGTGTCCCCGTCTACCATGCCCGTTTCGTGGAAGGTCACGTCTTCCAGCGATTCGCCGTCCGCTAAGTGGTTGTCCACGGCCACGTCGCGGAAGCGGCCCAGCACGGTGAACAGGTGTTCGGGGAACCCGGACAGGTCCGCCGGGTCGAATTCGGTGGTCACTCGGGGTCACCCCCGACGCCGTCTGTAACGCCGTCCAGCGCGTCGTCAGCGTCGTCAGCGGCTTCGCGGGCGTGACGGTAAATCACGAACGCGAACACCCAGACGACTGTAACGAGCGCCGCGAACGCCCCCCAGCGAACCGTGGGGCCGCCCGCCACAACTGTTTCCACCGACTTCGTCCAGCCGAGTAACGGGACTGTCGGGTAATAGACAGCCTTCTTACCCAGATTAACCGCTCGTTCCCGTGGTGTGTTCCCTGACATGGTTATCTGAAAGCGTCGCGGACGGCGTCGCCCGCCACGTCTTCGACCGTGGTTTCCCACTGTTTCGTGGAACGGTCCACGAAACGGTCAGGGAACGATTCATGGCCGGACTGGAAGATGGATTCCCGAACGGCCCACCCAGCCTGTTCGTCACCGAGTTTCGCCCGCGCCCATTCCAGTATCGGACCGGGCGGTGGGCGTTCCTCGGTGTATGTCGGCGTTCTCGGCTGACCAACGATAGCGCGAACTAACAGCCACCCTTCGCGTGTTTGCTTGAACGGCTGGACCGTCTTTTTCTTCGACCGTCCTTCCGGCTTCGTGTCTATGCTGTCCCGAAGGCTGGGCGGGTTCTTCCCCGCGCCTTCGGGCGCTTCCCGCCGCATAGCACTTTCCGCGAGAACGGCCAAAGCGTTGGCGGCGTCCATGGCCCCGTCGTCCACGGCGTTTTCCCATGACTGAACAAGGGCGTTCGCCGCGTCAGCGTCCACGTCAATTTCAATTTCAGTGCTGGGCATGGTGGCTGTTAGAATTCGTCTATCAACGCCCCGCTTCGGGCGTCCGTGTCGGTCGCTTTGCCTTCAGTTTCGGCTTCGCTGTCCGCCACGTCGCTGACGTTCGACCACTCGTTGAACTTCGTGTGGGCCTTGTCGTCGGCTGTCCGGGTCCGGTCAGTGGACCCGTCGCCGCCGTTGAAGTTACGAGCGTAACTGAAGGTGGATTCGCTGACGGCTAACCACGCCGTCGCTTCCACTAATAGGTCGTGAAGGCTGGAAGCGTCGGGAAGGTCCGTCTTCCCTGTCTCGTTCTTCCACCACGACTGAACGCTGTTCGTGGCCCGTTCAATCGCCCCGTCAAAGTCCCGTTGGGAACCTTTGTCGGGGATTTTGATTAGGTCCTGAACGTCGTCGGTCAGACACCAGTGGTCGTCCGATAGGCTGGTTACTTCAGCCATTTCGACCACCCAGCCGACCGTCGTCACTGAACAGCGCCGTTACCACTTCGCTGGGCGGGGCGACTTCCGCCCGTTTCCAGACGTAATACGCCCCTGTCGCTTCCAGCGTGACGAACAGGATAATCGCCCAGATTTTCAGTGTCGCTATCGCGGCTTCACTGGGGTTCCACGCCGCCGAGAACACCATTATCAGGGCTGACCCAGCCACGAACAGCGCCGTGACGTGTCCGGGGTGACAGCGTCGCGGATTGATTAACTGAAGGTACACGGCGGCGAATACGCCGAACATCCCAGCGAACGTACCGAACCAGTCAATCATTGTCGTCAGTTCCATGTTCGCTTTCCTCGTTGTCGTCGGACCCGGTTTCTATGCCGACGGACACCGGGAAATTCTCGGTTAGCATGTCCACGCCCAGCAGAATCCCGATTAGGAACAGTAGCAGTTCCACCCTGACGACGGTCAGGGGTAGTGCGGGTAGCCAAAAATGGGCTAACAGCGTGAACGTCGCCGCTAACCCACCGACGGCTTTCGCCGCCTTTGTCCAGCGTATTCCGTTTGTATCCATGCGTGGTCATGCTCGTTTCCCCGGTGTCGTCCGGGTCACTCGGCGTTGTCACCCCGTTCGTCCAGCGCGTCTTTTACCGTCGTTCGGTCCCTGAAGTCCACTTCCGCGTCGCGGACTTCCGACAGGTGACCGTCGGCGTCCCCGGCCTGAATCGCGTTTACGACGGCTTCATAGCCGTCGTCGTCACGAACGAATCCGTCGGGGTCGAATTCATCCGGGGCGTCCCCGCCCTCGTTCAGTTTCCCGAACCACCCCCGTCGTCGCCGTCGCCGTTCGTGTCGCTGTCGGTGGTGGCGTCCTCGCCGTTCGTGTCGCTGTCGGTGGTGGCGTCCTCGTCGTCCGTGTCGCCCACCAGTTCGTCCCGCGTCGGGCCGGACTGGTTGGTGTTGATAGCGGAAGACGGCTGTTCAGTCTCGCCGTCGTGGTCCTCGGGCGGGTCTTCCCACCCACGGGTCCGGTAGAACCGTTCCAGTTCCGCCGGAACCTCGTACATGCCGGGACCCGCATAGCGGGTGTCCGACTGGTAGTCCACGAATTCGGCGTCGTTCGGCCACTGAAGCGTGACCGTGGATTTTCCAGACATGTTTTAAATATCCTGAATGACGACCCAGTTCTCGGGACGAACCATTTCCACGCCGAATTCTTGTGCGACCTTGTACCACGTCTGGGGCGGGTCGTTTTCCCACCACGACTGGGTGATGAAGCCCATGGACGTATCCACGGACCAACTTCCAGTCGGTTCCTCGCCGCCGCGCTGAACGATGTTGTCCAGCCGGTCGGTCAGCACGGGCATACCCGCCGCTCGCGGGTCACCAGCGGTCCCGAACAGGATGTTCCGGCGCTGGGTCCCGGCGGACACGTCGTAGGGTTCCAGAATGTTGTCCTTCACCGCGTTCTCCCGGTCTTCCACGACGTTGTCGTTTTCGTCTATCGGCTCGCCGTTGTCGTTGGTCCTGACAACCTTGGTGTAAACCTTCACCATGTTGTCAATCGGAAGCACGTTCGCCACCTGTTCTTCCGTAAGACCCTGAACCGCGACGCCGCTGAAGCGGTCTTCAAGGTCGTTGTTCTTTTTCAGGTCGGTGGCGACCGACGGCGGGGCGTAGGTGGTCGGCGCTGGAAGTTCGTCCAGCATGGTCCCCTCGGTGTCCACCAGTTCGTCGGCGTCGTGGAACACGTTCTGGGGGGTCGCGTTGGCGGTGTCGCTGAACGCCGTCGCGGGCTTCAGAACGTGGGTGGAATCCAGTGCGGGGTGGGCCGTCTGACCGTCTTGCCCAATGAACCCGTCCACGTCGTCCAGCCCGCGCCACCCGGCGACTTCCCGAGTGATACGAAGTTCCCGCTGAAGTTGGTCCACACAGTAGTTGAAGGCGTTCAGCAGGTCTTCGTCCGTGTTCACCTCGAAGTCCGCGCCGCGCTCGGGGCTTCGCTTCTTCTTGAAGGTGTCCACTGAATACTGGTCTTTCGACAGGTCTTCAGTTTTCCCCGTCGGCGCTTCCGCCGACAGCGCCGTCTGTCGCATGGGAAGCGCCCCGCTGTTCATCCGGTAGTACGTTTCCTCGCTGTCCGTTAGGACAATCGTGGGGAGAATGTCACTGATGGACGGCCCACGGGTGTCCAGTTGGGACAGGTCCCGAACGATTTGATTCCGAACCGTTTCGGGCGACAGTTCGTCTGCCCGACTAAGTGTTAGTTCAGCCATGTGTTTATCGGATTAGTGCCACGGCCATGTCAGCCGCGTTGAACTCGGGAATGTCGGTGTCGAACACGACAGCGGTCGGGAACCCGTCGGTAATGTCCAGTTCCACGTCGGAACCGGCGTCCGTTTCCAGATTCCCGCTGTCGTCCACACCGAGACTGTTCGTTATCGTTCCGCTGGAAGCGACGGGACCCGTGATAGCCGAGTACCCGCCGCCGTCCAGTGCGGTGACGTAATCCCCGATAGACGGGGTGTATCCGCTGTCGGCCATGACCGGAAGAACCGGCTTTGCGACCGCCATGGTCGCCTTTCCGACGTTGTCACCAGCGGCGTGGTCCGACTGGGCGGTGAAGCCCTCGGGGTCCGTTAGAAGAACCCCAATATCGTTTGCGCGACTGTTCACCTGTTGAACGAGCGGGTTCCGGTTGAAGGAACCCACCAGTTCCACGGCGTCGTTTTCCGTCGCCACGGTCCCGCTCGGGTCCGCTTCGACTTCGACGGTGTACGTGTCGCCGGGAACAGCGTAAAATTCGTCAGGCATGGTTACTGTTCAGCCTCGCCCCTGGCGGTGGCGGCCACGAACGCCCCAGCCGGGTTGTCCTCGGTTACGAAGTCCGCCGGGTCTTCGTCGTGCTTTTCAGCCATGAATTCCGCCGCGCTGTCGTGGTCAGACGAACGGAATTCCATTTTTTCGTCCAGCGTCATGGCGGACTCGGCGACCGCTTCCACGTCGTCGTCGCCCGCGCCGGACGACCCGCCGCCACCCGACACGCCGCCGTCAGCGCCGTCGCCGGAGGCGTGGGCCTTCCCGTACTCGGAACGCGCCTGTTCGCTTTCCAGAATTTCGGTCGCTCGCTGTCCGTCCATGGCCTGAAGTTCCGCCGGGGACTTCCCCGTCAGTTCTTCAGCCCGGTCGTCCACGGAATCGGCGTCCGTGTCGTACTTCGGAAGCGACGCTTCTTTCGCCGCCACGTCTTCCCGAAGGTCAGCGGTGTGTTCGTCAACGAGCGCCTGAACGCCGTCTTCAGCATTCAGGTCAACGTCGTGGAAGTCGGCCAACGCTTCGGCGGCGTCGGCCTGTTCCGCGACGACTTCCGCTCGTTCTGTCAGTTCGTCCAGTTCAGCGTCTTCGTCCACGTCCACCCCAGCGGCGGACGCCACGGCCTGAAGGCGCTGAATCCGGTCGTCTTTGTGTTCGACCACTTCAGCCGCGCCTTCCAGCACGGCGTCGGGGTCGTCCACATCTTGAAGTTGATTTAGGTCCTTCATGTCTCGTTCTCGCGCTTGTTTCGCCATGGCCCGAAGGGACGACGTGTACGCCGTCGCCGGAGCCGTCGGGGACTGTTCAGCCAACGAAGCCGCTGTCTGAAGCGGCGGCATGGTCCCCGGCCCCGCGCCGGACACCGCCCCCGTCTTCACGAAGTCCACCTGTCGCACTGTCTCGGCGGTGACCACCAGCCGTTCCTTCCCGCCGGATTCTACCGTCTTCGGCCGACCGTCGTCGTTCGTATGAAGACGAAGGTCACCAACGATAGAATAGTCCTTAGCGGCCAACTGACCGTTCTGGGCGGCGTCCACCGCCTTGTCGTTGGTCAGTTCGTAATCGGTCATAACGAGCGACCGCCCGTCTTCCGACAGGGCGAAGTCAGTCGCCTGACCGACCGTAAGAAGGTCCAGTTCCGACGCAACGGGAACAGTGTCTTCGTGAAGGCTGTTCCCGTGGTCCATCCCGAGTTTCGGCGGCTCGCCCGCCTGAATCCCGTCCGTCACGTTCTGGAACGTTCGCGGGATGGAATCTTCAGGAACGTGTACCGGCGTCGGTTGTCCGTTCAGATACAGCGTGTGGTCACCAGCCGCCCAGACAACGCCCGTCAGGTCGTCCACGCCGTCTGGGTTTGCCCCAGACACGGACGCCCTGAACGGGCTGTCAGCGCCGTCAGACGCCACCGCCGCCATAGCGGAAGCGTCGGCCACGTTGTCCCCGCTAATTTCCCACGACGACAGTGAATCTTCTCGGTGACCAACCATCCGGTTGGAACCTTCCGATTTAGGGACCCACGCGGGGCCTTCGTCGTCGGGGTTCTCCCGATACACCATGATTAGGTACGCCGGGTTCTCGGTGGTCCCTTCCACGGTGAAGTCACCGTCAATCCGGTCGCTGAATGACCCGTCAGTGGTCACGTCAACCACGCGCCCCCGAACAGGGCCGCCGCTGGACCCCCAGCGGACGGTGTCACCGACCGAGAATTGGCTACCTTCAGCGACAAGGGACTGAAGGGCGTCCTCGACACCCTCGGCTGTCCCGCCCAGCGTCAGGCGTTCGACGTTCTGTATTGTTAGGTTCACGTTCAGTCCCCCGCACTAACCGATAGACAAACAGCCCCCATATACGACCGTGACGCTGGAAGTAATAGAACGTTAAAACGGCGTATGGGGCTGATAACTGACTACTGAATCGCCACGTCCACGTCCACGCCCAGTTTCTCGGCGGCTGTCTGGATAGTTGCCGCCACATTCCGTTCGGCCTGTCGGTCGTCTTCCCGCGAGAACGACCGCTGTTTCCCTTCGTCAACGTGGTATATCTCCCGAAGGGTCAGCCCGCCGTGTTCGTATAGATAGAACGTCACCGCTTCCCTGAACGTCAGTCCTTCCGTCAGCAAATCGGATAACGTCGCTGTTTGGTGGCGTCGTACTTGTTCGACCGCCGTCCGACTGTTCGCGTTCCGTTCGACGTATTTCAGCACTTCCGCCAACGTCGGGTCGTCCGGGTCGTCCACGTACTCGGGGTCTTCCCGCTGAATCGCTTCAGCGGCGGCGTTGGCTATCTCGCGGCCACCCTTCGCTAAGTGCGGGCGCTTTCCGAACAGACGCGGCATACCGCCGTCAGCGCGTATTCGGTCGAACTTCGTCGTGTGTTTCGACCGGCGAGCTTCAATCGCCGATTTACCCTCGTCGGACGACATTACGCTTCACCCTCCGGCTGACCTTCAGACACTCGTTGAAGCGCCGTCCGGTTCAGTTCTCGTTCCGGGTCCATGACCGACGGACGGTACTGTTCCGTGGACATGACTGTCTGAAGATAGTCGTCTGAAATGTCGTCCTCCGACACTACGGGGCGTTCGTCCCGGTTTAGCGTCGGACGAACACTGGACCGACACCACGGGTGGTTTGGCGGAATCAGCCACGGCGTCTTCGTCACGTCGATAACGACCGGCGGGCCGTCGCACTCGCCCAGCCGACGGCATAGGTCCGACGTGACGAAGTCACACACCGCGTCGTAAGTCAGAAACCGGAAGCCGTTGTTCAGATACCGCCGCGTCGCCGCGCTCGTATAGCCTTGTTGAATACTGTCATGGGCTATCAGTTCCGCCTTCGTCCGCTTCGTCTGACCGCCTACTCCGGCTTCTTTCCGAAGGTCGTTGTCGCCGTCGTCCAGCACGGCGGCCACCCTCGTTTCTATATCCAGTTCGTCAGGGGACGGTGAACGAACCTGTTCGTTCTGGGCCAACCCCAGCCGTATCTGACGGGTCAGTTCGTCGCCTATCTCGTTTGCCAAACTATCGTTGGCGTCGCCCACCGCTTCCGTTCCCGACAACAGCCCGGCGTCAACTTGTGTTATCGCCCGATTAAGCGACTGTTCCGCCGGGCTGAAGTCGCTGAAGTCGCCACGAATTTGTTCACCCAGTTCTGTCTGAATCCGGTCCATGGACGCCCTGACCGCCCGGCCCATGGTTTGCTGACGCCGTTGTTCCAACCACCGAACAAGGTCGTTGGACAGTTCCGTGGCGGCCAACCGGGTGATAGCCTCGTTCAACCGCTGGGATTCCTGTTGTGAACGTCCGTACCGCTGGATATTGTTTTCCTGAAGAAACTGGTTGACTTCGTCTTTCAGTTCTCGTATGACCCGCCGCGCTCGTTGTCGCGCCCGGCGAAGGTCCGTAACGTTCCGACTGGACGCTGACCGGCGGTCAATGTCGTCGTCTTTGTTGTCTTCGTGGTCGCTTCCGTGAACGCGGGCGGTGGGGTGGAACCCACAATCTAAGCCGTCAGGCATATCCTAACCACTGATTAAGAGACACTTAAGACATGCGTAAGACATGTGAAGGCTATCTGAATTATTCAGCGTTGGCTTCAACGAGTGCGTGACCGGGCGCGACGGTCATAGCGATAGTGTCCAACAAGAAGTCGTCTGTCGGTTCCTCGTATCCTTCCAGCGAAGTGCTATCTTCGTCGTCCGGCGGGTCGCCGGTCATCATTCCCCGGTCTTCTACCCCGTTCAGGATTGAACGAAGACCGTTCCTATTCGGTTCCTTCACGTCGAAGCGGTACGGGTCCAGTCGGACTGTGGCGACGGTCGTTCCGTCGTCCCACGCTTTAATCTCGTACATTACTGAAAGTCACCCTCGTTGTATTTCTCGCGGACAACGTCTTCCGCCGTGTCCACGTCCCCAACACTCGGTACGTCAGGGATTCCATCAAACCGGAAGTCACGGCCCTCTTGTTCCAGAACGGTGTTCAGCGCCACCTTCATGTTCACCGGAATATCGTACACGTTCCGGTACGCTTCCAACAGGTCCGGGTGGCGGGTTACCAGCGTATAGGCGGCGTCAGCCATTTCACCGTTCGATATGTCTGACGTTGGCCGCATGACTTCGTGGATACGGGACCACGTTTCGTGGGCCTGTTTCGCTGAATACCCGGAATCAATAGCATACTTCTTTCTTGTCTCTCGGTTCGCCCCGTGTTCGCGGGCCGCCGCCGCCTGTCTATACCACGCCTTGTTCACGTATTCCCCGAGATTCCGAACCGCTTCTTCGGGGCCGCTTGGGTCCATAGTCCCCAACCAGTCGTCAGCGTCCGCCGGGTTCTCTCGCCAATTGTCGGGCGTCCCGTTCCGCTTCCCTTCCACCCGGTCGTATGCGATAAACGGCGCGTCGCGGTCCCAACTGATAGCCGGGTCGTCGTGTGACGTTTGAAGCGTTCCTGAAACCTGACGCCCGGAACGGTCTTCCAGTACCACTTCGGCTTCCGTTTCCCCGAAGCGTTCTTCCGTGTCGCCCACGTCCGCTATCCGCCAATTACGAGGTTCACCACGGGACGGCGGTTCGTCCAGCCGTATCATGGTCCCTTCGTCCAGCGGAACGTCGTCGGTGGATTCAACACCGCTGAAGTTCCGTCCATCCAGTCCCGTCCCGACTTCGGCGTCCACGTCTTCTTTCCATTCGTCTAACTTGTAAGACGGCTGTTCGTATAGCGACTTTCCGTCTTCAAAGTCGTCTGACCACGGCGGGGTCTTCAGCCCGTATTTCTGGGGAACCTCGTAATCCGGGCTGTTCCATGCGAAGTCCGGCATGGGGTGGGTTTTTCCGTCCATGTCGTTGGACCCGCCCTGAAAGCCATACACGTCCCCGACAGCGTGGCCCAGTTCGTGAATGATTGTGTTGTCTGTCTCGCCGTCGCTGACGCTGAAGTACGCCGTGTCAGGCTGAATCGTATTCACGTCGCTGACGGCGTGGGCGCGTCCCCGCCGCCCGACGCTCGTAAGCCGGGCCATGACCCGTTCGGCGTGTTCCTTGTCGTTGGACCGGGCTAAGTGCTGGGCGACCCGCTCTTTTACCTGTTCAAAGGTTTCTTCGTCCAGTTCGTCGTCGTTGTTCGCCGGGTCACCCGGCGCGTTCGGCGTAATGTCGTCCAATACGGACTTCAGGGTCCGCTTCCGTGCGGCTAACGCCGTGTCGTTGTCGCCCCAGTCGCCGTCAGGGATAGTTACGTCGGGAACGTCGCCCGGTTCATAGAACTTGTACCGCTCGTTCGCTATCCGGGCTGAAATATTCTGTTCGCGCCCGCTGTCGGACACCACTTCCAGTTCCTTCCCTGTCACGGTGTCGTCGTACCCGGTGACTTCATACACGAACGGCGTCTGTCGGTCTTTGGCGATAAGCGTCCCTTCGGGAATGTCCTCGTTTTCGACGGCGTCCCGTGGTATCTTGCCTAAGACTTCGCCCCGAGTGACTTCCCGGCGTTCTTCGGGCGTTCCGTCCAGTTCCGTCAGGTCCGTGGTCCCCATGTCGTCCACGGTATAGAAGTCGTCGTCCGTCAGCGAAGACTCGGGGTCAAAGACGCCTCTAAACTCGTACACGCCGTTATCAGTGTCCGCCGGATAGTCAATAGTGAACTGTTCACCGTCGGGCGTAATCACCGTCATAGGACCCATGCCGCCGTCGTCAATTACTTCGCCACCTTCCAGTTCCATGGTCCGGGGCGAATTGAACCGGACATAGTCGCCTTCGTTGGGGCTAAGAATACCTTCCGTTCGCCATGTCCCGCCCTCGGGGTCGTTCACGTCGGGAATGTCGCCTTCGTCCGGCGCTGGGCCGCCCCCGCCGTCGTCGCCCACCGAGAGTAACCCCGTCGGCTGGTGGCTTCCGCTGTCGTTGGTGTTGAATCGGATTGTGTCGTCGCCGTCTTTCGGCTGGACTTCCATGACCGTCCCCGTCATGGACACCAGTTCGCCAATCTTCGGTTCCATGTCGGCCTGTTCGTCCCCATACGCGGCGGTTTTCTCGTACCGGATTAGGTCGCCTGTCTCGGCTTCGGACATGTAACTGGACGGTTCCCTGAAACGGTCGTCGTCGGGCGTGACGCTGTCCAGCGTCGGTTCGTCCGGCGTATCGCCACCTTGTGACGGAAGGTCGTCTATGCCGTCCACGTCGTACACGTCCACCGTGGAACGCGACTGTTCGTTGAACGTGAAGGTGGACCGCTCGCCGTCGGGCGTGCGAACTTCCACTGTCTCGCCGTCGGACCCCTTGTTCAGCACTTCAGCCGGGGACCCGCCGGGGCGTTGGAACACGTCGCCCTCGTTCAGTTCACCGAAGTCCTTCGGATTCGTCGGAACGTCGGCGTCCGACTGGGGGCTATCCATGCGTTTCTTCAGTTCGTCCACGCTGTCCACGTCGTCGGGGACGCCGTCAATCCTGATTCCGTCGTCAGATAGAACAGCGTCCATGTCTGGTTCGCCCGCTGTCTCGCCTAAGAACTGGACAAGCCGCCCAGTGGATTCCGAATTAATGTCTTCCAGCCCTATGTCCATGTCCCACGGGCGTTCAACGAAGCGTCCGTCCGGGCCACGCGGGTGAAGCGACGGGTTCCAGTCGGCGGCCACTTCGACAGTCCTGTTCAACGACTGGGCCAACGGCGGAAGTGACGCCGCTGTTCTCGCCTGTTCAACGAGACTGTTCATTTTCCAGCGGGCCATGTCTTCCAGCATGGACCGAGTAATCCGGTCCGGGTCGTTTGGGACGCCGGGAATCATGCTGAAGCGCCCGCCCGCTCGTTGGCCGCCGCCTTCACGCCATTCTTCGGTCCCCAGAACTTCGTCCTTCAGCGCCGCGCAAAAGCGGTTTGCCTTCCGTTCGGACCACCCTTCTTCGCCCATGAACTTCGCCTTACACGACGTGAACGACCCGCCCACCTTCGTCCAGACTTCCGCCACGGTCGAAGCGTCCCACCCGTCGGGAAGGCTTTTAAAACCAGTCTCGGGGTCGTCCACGCCGGGGACGTTCGCCGCCAACGTCCCTACCTGTTCCATGGTGGGTTCGCCCGGTGTCTCGGTCGCCGCGACAGCCGCATGGACCCGGTTCACCAGTTCCTTCCAGTAAACCAGTTGGTCGTCGTCCAGATTTTCGGGGGGTTGAAGCGCCACGTCAGTCACCCCCAGCGAACAAGGCGGTCATTAGTTCGTCAGTTTCCATGGACTGAACGTCGTCTGGAACGTCGTCAAACGGCGGCCCGTCACCCAACGCGGCGGCCCCTTCCGCTTCGTCGTCTTCGTTCGGGGAAGGCGGCTGTTGGTTCTCGTTGTCGTCGTTCAGCATGTCCCGCATGGACAGTTCGCGCTGGCCCGGCGGCGGGCCACCAGCGGGCGGTCCCTGTTGGGCGGGGTCGTCGGCCGGCTGTTCGTCTATGTCGAACCCTTCAATCCGGTTCAACGCCTGACGGACTTCTTTCGTCGTCAGCCCGGCTAACCCGGCGTGCTTCAGGGCGGTCAGAATCAGTTCCTCGTCTTCGGCTTCCAGTTTCGGAAGCGTGTGGTTGACGTTCCCCGACAGCCCGTGAATGTCTTTCTGAACGCGAGCGAAGCCGTCGAACACCGCGAGAACTTCCCGCCGCCACCCGCTGATTACGTTCAACAGCGTGCGAAATAGCGTGTCACGCGACAGTTCAGCGCCTTCCCGTAGTTCCATTAGGTCAATCGGGAACATTAGCCGGGCCGCTATGGACTTGTTATACGCCCGGATTTGGTCGGCCATGGCTTCCCCAGTCTCGGGAACTTCTATTTGGTCCACTTCCCAGTGGGACGGGATAGACATGATGAACCCGGACTGATAGTCTTCCAGCGTACTGAAGGCGTCCGATATACCTTCCCGCATGTGAAGTTCCAACTTCTTGATTGTCTCGCCGTCGTTCTCGGGGTCAGGAATGGTGTCGTGGTATTCCGATTCCGACAACCAGTCCGGCGGGTTTACCTTGATATACAGCCCGCCGACGGACGCTATCTCGGCTTTTCGGGCCATAAGCCGCTGAAGAACCATTTTGTTCACGACAAGGTCCGCCACGGACTGAAGCGGGCGGGAACCGAATAGCGAAGCGTCAAAGACGTGTTCACCCAGCGCCAACAGTTCTTCGTCGGTTGTCTTCCGCTCGGTTTCCCATGCGTCGGCGTCGTCGTCCACTATCAGTTTGTCGTATGTGACGCTGTCCTGAAGGTAGTATTCGCCCCCGTCTTCGGGGTCCCGATAGTAGGTCAGCGATTCCAGCGGAAGTTCCGCTAAGTCGGTGGACCGGACTACTGACCGGGCCGCCATGTAGTTCTGGGCCATGATGTTCCGAACCACGTCGCCGGGGTCAACGTGGGGAATGTCAGCGTCGTCGGCGTCGCCCTCGTATACGGACTGAAGATGTTCCGCTGTCCGAACGTCGGCGTCGCTATCGGGGTCTTCCGGTTCAACTTCCAGCCCAGCCTGACCGAGAATTAGCCCCACTTGACTGTTCAAAATCGCCGGAATACGGTCGTCCGACTGAAGAATCCACTTCCCCACGCGCTCGTTGTAATCCACCCGGTTGTCCCGAAGTTTCTGGACCTTTTCGTCGTCTATCCGGTCGAATTCCGACCGGACTTCATGGAAGTGGCCGCCCAACCGCGTTGTATCGGTTTCCGCTATCGGGTTGACCGTCGTTGACCCGCCGTTGTTGGCGTTGCCTTCAACAAGAACCGTCTGTTCGGCGGCGGCGTCAGTCAGACCGGCTTCTATGTTCTCGGGGTCCACGTCGGCGCTTTCGGGGATTCGGACAGCGACTTCAGAACCCGCCGGGACGTGAAGTTCGTCGTCGCCGTCGCCCGCTTCCCCACCAACATGGACAACGTCGCTGTCCGTTTCTTCGTTTACGGTGGTGTCGGTATCGGGGTCCCCGTCGGCGTCGCCGCCCCGACGAAGGCGGCCCAGCGCCGACAGGAACGTGAAACCGCGAATATTCATATCCGACAGAATCAGCCACGTCCGCTTAACCGAACGTGACGCTGGAACAGTCAGCCTATCCGACTATGCCGCCAACGCTCGTTATATCGCCGCTCGTACTGGTTGGCCCGACCGTGGCCGCCACGTAAGCGTACAACAGGGCATAGAAGCCGTCGTCTTTCTGGTTCGTCCCGAACGTCGTGAAGTATTCCTTCTTTTTCCCGGTCTGTTCCGATTCTTTGAATTCCCGCTTTACCGCCGTCAGGTGGTTCGTCCAGTAATCTATAATCTCGCGGGTGTCCGGGTCGTCGTGGAACGGGATACTAATACCGTCCTTGTCCGTTCGACGGACTGGATAATCCACGTCGTCGGCGTGGCTGGTGTCGTCAAAGCCCTGTTCGTCGGGGAACAGCCGGACAATCCGGTTCGCCCACGGCGGCTGATACGCCTTCAGAACGCGGTCGTCCAGCGTCATGTACGGCCATTCCCCTGTCTCGCGGTCCACGGTCCCGAAGCGGTGACCGAGTACGAGCGACCCCCAGCCGTATTCCGGTATCTGGTTCGGGTTGGCGTCGCCGTTCTGGAACAGTCCGACGCCTTCCGACCCGTACCCCATGTCGAACACCGCCCGCCCCCTGTTGGGTATGCCGAACCTGACCATTAGGTCCGCTATTTCCCGACGGTCTTCGGCCCGTGTGTCGCCGTCAATCAGTTCGACGGTGTCCACGGTGACCCGTGTTGGAAACGTTTCGTCGCGCTCGTTGACGTGAAGGACGACGGCGATTGTGTCCGAGGATTCCCCGCCGCCGTGGTCCACGCCGAGAAAGTGCGGTTCGTCGTCCAGTCCCACCTGTCGAAGCGCCCGGTCATGGTCAGCGACCCGCTGAATCGCCTGTTCAGGTATGGGTTTGGCCGCCCCGGAATAGAAGCGGGCCAACCGATACCGGACGAAGTCGCCTTCCGGCGTCGTCGGGCGGTCGTATTCCCGCATGATGTAATCCAGTTCGTGTCTCGGCGACACCAACTGACTGAAGTGATAGCCACGTCGGACAGCGCCGGGGTTGGTCGCCTTCCAGAACCCGTCAGAAAGAACAGTGGCCTTGTCCACCTGTTCGCCGCATTCTTTACAGTGACGTTCCCACGTCTTCGGGTCCGTCCCCACCAGCCGAACACTGTCCAACGTCACTGTTTGTTCGTGGCCGCACTTGGGACACGGGAAGAACCATTCTCGTTGGTCAGATTCCAACCAGTATTCGTGATAGACGGTCCCCTCGTAGTTCGGGGTCCCCGTCATTAGAATACGCTGATTCCCCTTGTCAACGGCGTTCTTGAAGTTCTCTATCGCGGGGCGTGTCCACTGTTGAAGTTCGTCAGCGACGCCGACGTGTCCGTGATAGCCCTGTATCTGGTTCCCGTCGTTCCACGCGGACCGGGCTTCCAACACGCTTCCGGGACCGTGCGGCGGGGACTGAAGGTCGTTCCGCTGAACGTTCACGTCGTTGGCGTCCAACAGCGCCTTCAGAAACGGCGGGTCCCCCCTCGACCCGTTCACCATGCGACGGACGACAGTTTTCTGGAACGTCCGTATCTGACGCATGCGCGGCGTCGCATAGATACAGTCCCGCATTTGCTCGGTCGTCCCGAAGAACCACTTCACTCGGGCCGACTGTTCGGTCTTCCCCAGCCCACGGGCGAACAGCCAAATGTGTTCTTCCGGGGCGTCGTCGTCAGCGACAGCCCGCATGGGCTGTTTCCAGAACCGGAAGTCACCCGAGTAATCCAGCGGGTCGCCGTCCAGTGTCGTCAGGTCTTCCGCCCACGCTACGGGGTCGCCCCCAACCTGTTGGAACCGCTCGTAAGCGTCGCCGGACGCCGTCGTGGTTGCCTGAAGTTTTGCCTTCAGTCGGTCTTCGGGGTTCTGTTCCATAGACATGGCCGCTATTCACTTGTTGGCTATCACGGAAGGCTGAATCCCTTGTGACACGGGCGACATAGTGGTTCGCCGTCCTCGTTCCGATACGGAACGTCCGAGAGAAACGTTTGACAGTCTGAACAGTGTGGCATGGTCAGCCCTCGTACTCGGGATAGGCGGGGCGCTCGTTTTGTTTGATTCCGAACACCCGTAGTTCGTCGCCGTCTTCAACGGTGGACAGGTCCCACGGGACCCAGTCGTCACGTCCGTCGGGCGGGTTCCAGTCGCCGCTGTCGTTCGTCCCCACGTTGGCTTTGCGAACAACAGCGTACTTGTCCGGTGTGTATGCGTGGCGGGCCGCTGTCCCACCGGGGACCTTCAGCGCCTTCGACCCGATTAGCGTCCGAACCTGTTTCAGAACGTCGTCCACCGTGGCGTCAGGGCCGAAGTCGGCCTTCCGGCCCTGAATCCGCACTGTAATCCAGTCACTCGGGGTGTTGGGGGGGACAGACATGGTTAGTAGGGGAAGCCGCACTGTTCGCACTGGTGGCCGACGGCGTAATCCCCGGATAGTGGTTCCAGTTCCCCGCTGAACTTCACCCGCGTGAAGTTCCAGACGGGAATCTCGTTGTCGTGGTTACAGTTGGGACACGTCAGCGTCTTCGTCGGGACTTCCAGCGTGATTTGGGCGGTTACTTCCCGGTCGCCGTGTTTCAGACCCGTGGTCACCTCGTTGAATCCCACGTCTTTGCCCGACCGGGACAGGTCCACACTGAACGCCCCGAAGTCGCTGACGGTCTTGGTCGTCCCGTCGGAAAGGGTTACCGTGGCGTTCAGGCAACCGCCCTGAATGTCGTGGTCGTCCGGTTCAACAGCGTCGTTGTCTGTATCTTCGTCGTCCATGGTGTCGTTCTCGCGGTTAGTCGGTCGAAGGTTCCAGCCCAGCCGGTCCAGTAGCAACCCCAGCATGTGCTGTCAGTCGTCGCCCGTCCCTTTGGACCACAGTTCGTGTCCGGGGCGTCCGTCGTCCAGTTCGGACAGTTTGTCCCTGACAGCCGCTCGTATCGCTTCCGAACGGTTCGGGAATTCGCCGCGGTCAACGTGGCTGTCCAGTTCGTCCACTTGCCGTTCGGGAATCCGGAGGGTGACACGCTTCATGCCGGACACCCCGCGTGGACAGGTTCGCCTCGCCACTCGGTCGCCCGGCCTTCAATCGGCGTCCGACACCAGAAACATATCAGAACGGTGGACGGGTCGAAACGCCGGGTATTCTTCCCCCCGTTCGACAGACGGCGCGTTTTCGGTTCTGGTGTCATGTCAGACTTCACCATTTTCGTCGCCTTCCCACATGGCGTTCGCGCCGTCGGGGACGCCACCGCCGCCACCGGACGACGAAGGCCCGCCACTGATACCCTCGTACTTCAGTCCCAGCCGGACTTCTTTGGATACACTGTCCAGCGCATCCAGCGTCCCCACCTTCGGCTTTTCCACCATACAACGGTCCATGGCTTCGCCGGGGTCCATTCCCTGTTCTATCAGTTCTTCAGGGTCCCGTATCTGTTCTTCATAGAACACGCCGTCTTTCAGTAGGTGTTCCTGAAGTTCGTCGCGGATTACGGCGAGCGACGCTAACGCGGCGGCTTCAGACTTGTTCTCGGCTTTCCCGTGGTATTCGACGTAATAGTCTTCAAACAGCCCCAGATACGGTTCGCCCAGTTCCTTGAACCATTCCAGACGCCGCTTTACGGACATGTGAAGCCCGGTGTCCACGGCGTTGAAGTTCCCTTCCGACGCCCCGCGCCCGTCGGGTTCGTCGTCGGGGCCGTCGGGCTGGTGGGACTTCAGCCAACACCGCCCGTTCTCGCCGTGCTTTGCGTGGGTGGGGTTCTGACAGGGACCGTTCGCCCCCTCGTACCCACAGTTGTCGGCGTCACCAGTGTTGTCAGGCATGTCAGACACTCGTATGCTGAACGACTTATCCCACCGTGACGCTGGAAGGTGGACGCCCCGCCCGGAACGCGCCGACGGCGACGGTGAACGAGCGAACAGCCACGTTGGACAGTCCGAATTTGTTTCCTGACACTCGGGACCGACCCCCGCCGGGTAGCGCGTCGCCACGGAATAGCCGGTTTGTGGGCGTGTCGCTGGGCGTCGTTGGTGAAAGTAGGAAAAGGCCCCGCCGGGCGTGTTATTCCCGGTGGGGCGTGGTCACGAAGGGTCCGTGACGGGACGGTGGGGGACACCCGTGGTCGCCTTCCCACCCACTCGGTCCATGGTGGACCTATCGGCTTTTAGCCGATATGCGGGGTCACCAGACTTCCACGGCGTTACGTCCCATGCGCCCGTCGGGAATTGAACCCGGTTAGGCCACCTTCCCACGGTCCAGACAGCACGCGACGGCTTCCCCATGGGTCACCGTCCGCTTATCTGGGCCGCGTTCGGTCCACGGGCGCTGGTAAAAGGTGGGGGTAGTGGGGGATAGATGTTCGGGACGTGTCCCGTGACGCGGGCCGGTCCTCGTATCGCCACGGTCGCCGCGTCAGCGCCGTGGACCGGAAGCCGCCGGACGGACTTGAACCGTCGGACATGCCTACATGTCGGCGGAGTGGGCAGGGCCGCCGGGCCGTCTATCGGCGTCAGGTCCCGGCGTCAGCCCGTGGGGTCGTCCTACCCAGACGACAACGACGTTCGTGTTCGACAGGCTGGATTCCAGACAGCGGCCATGCTGTCGGTCGTCAGGCCGGTGTTACGAGCGGGGGTCACCCCAGTTCGGCCCGCTGGGGTGGGCTATTCCCGTGGTGATAATCAACTGGTGGTCGTCCATGCGGTACGTGACTGGTTACCACTCGGGAACTATTGAACGACCGTGACGCTGGAAGTTTCAGTGGTGGTGACGGACGGCGATTCCAACCAGTACGACCACGGCCACGACGCCCAGTACCGTCAGGGCGTTCCGTGCGGCCCACTGGACGGCTAAGATTACGCCGCCTATCCAGACGGCCACCAGTACCAACAGCGCCACCAGCGTGGCGTCCAGTACGTCAGACATGGTGGGACACGTTCAGGTTCCACCCATTCTTCATTACTCGGTCCACGACGCCTAACAGCGACTTCCGTTCCACGTTGAACGTCACGGCGAACGTCGCGGGGGGCTTCGGCGGGTCACCCTCGTTGGGTTCGTCAGCCGCGACGGTCACCGAATAGGCGGCCACGCACGGTTCGCCGTCCGTTGTCTCGGTGGCGTTCAGTACGGCGTACTGGTGTTTCAGCGTGTCCCGTTGTTCAGTGTGGACCCAGTATAACGGTCCCGCGTCGGCGTCGTCCAGCGTCGTGAACAGGAATTCACCCTTCCGGTCCACCTCGTTCCCCGACCGTTGGGAACGGTAATACACTTTCAGGTCGTCGCCCGGTTCCAGCCGGGACAGGTCCGGCGGGTCGTCAGTCGTCGGCATGGTCACTGTTCAGTTCTTTCCACGCTTGTACCCGGAAATCGGGGTCTTCCAGTGGCGACAGGTCCACGAGTTCGTACCTGTAACCTTCGGGAAGAACGCTGTCAGTCGGGTCGTTGTGTTTTCCTATGAACGCGGCTTGAACAGACGAGTCGAAGTTTTTAGCGTGGTGTTTTGCTATCGGAGCGTGCGTGACAGCGACCAACAGCCACGAATAGCCCATGTGATACGCCGCCAACGCTTCCAACGCCGTCCGGCGCTCGTAATCGGTACGAAGGGCGTCGGCCGCGTTGTTGACGACTGATTCCAATACCGGCGTGTCCCTGAAAGCGTCGTCTGGAATGTCAATCATGGTCGGTGTTCGTTCTGTCTCGGCTGGTGTCCCAAGTCCCCACCAGCGTGTCCACGGGGTCGCTGTCCAGCCCGTCCCACACTTCCAGTTCGTGTGTGAACCCGTCCAGAACGTCTTTCAGTCGGGATTTGTCGCTTCGGTCAACGTCGTTCATGCCCGGCGCGACTTCGTTCAGATACCGTTCCAGATTGTCATACGCTTCAGCGGCGGCGTCGTCGGACATGAACACGTTGGTGAACCGGACCGGGTAGTCGCCCAGTTCCGCCACCAGCGCGTCCATGAACAGGGCGAAGTCGCCTTGTTCGACGCGCCGTAGGTATGGTATCCGTATCTCGCCGCTTCCGGGCGCGACGGCGACAACGGCGTGAACGGACAGCATACGAGCGTGGACGCACTTCGACGTGTCCGGGTGAACGGGTAGCCGCTTGACGGATTCCAGCGGGTTGGCGGGCTTTTCGTCCGCCGGGAACCAGTCGGATTCCGGCGCTTGAATCAGTTCCAGTTCGGTTGGTCGCTCGTTCGGTAATGGTGGTTCTCGTACCATGGTTAGACAAACACCCCGTATAGGAACAGGGTGACCCCGGCGGCCATGAACACGTCCGCGAAGACGGAATATACTCGTTCCTGAACGAATCCACCGGCGTGGTGGTGTCGGACTGGGTGTTCAGTCCAGCCGCGCCAAAAGACGCCGAACACGAACACGGCGACGCCCCACTCGGCGGGGCCGCCGGGTATGCTTACAGTGGGTATCACGGCTACTGTTCGTCGTCCGGGTTCTTCCGAACGGTTACCTCGTACACGTCGCCGTCGCGCCGGAACACGTCGGTCCCTTCGTCGCCGTCCTCGGCGTCTTCGTACCCGCCGGGGCCGGCGATTGATTCCAGCCACGCCGTACTGGGGGCGTGGGGATTCCCGTTAAACATGGGATTCACCCGGATTCCGGGGTCCGAAGTTGAACTGGACGCCGTCGAACTGGACCGCTTCGTCGTCGTACACCAGCCCGCATGGGACGCCGTGTTTCACCAGCGTCAGGGCCATGCGGCGGGCCAATCGGGGACAGTGGGCGTTCATGCCGCTGACCCACACCTGTCCGTCTTCGACGGCGTACACGCGGTCGCCGTGTACGTCGTCCAGTAGGTCTTCCACTCGGTTCTTCAGGTCGTTCGCGTCGTTTTCGTTGAACATGGTCGTTGTTCAGTATCCCGGTGGATTCGGGCCGCGTGGTTCAGTGTGTTCGCGCTGTTCCAGATACCTGTCCATACAGACTGACGAGCAAATATAATCCGTCGTCACGCCGTCTGGGACGGGCCGCCTGAACGTAAAGTACGGCGCTTCGCTCGTATCCACGGCGGGAAGGTTCATGTCGAAGGTGTACCCGCATACGTCGCACTGTTTGATTACCGGCATGGTCAGACGGTCACCCGTGGGTCGTCGCCGCTCGTACTGAACACCAGCCGTCCCTGTTCGTCGTTCCAGCGGTGGGTGTATCCGGCTTTCAGCGCCCGGCGCGTCACGTCGTTCGTGTCGTGCCACGTCGGGGCGTCAGTCGTCAGCCACACCGTCTGATAGCCATCGCGGGTGAAGTCGTCCAGTTGGACAACGTCGCTGTTCTTCACCCAGTCCACGAAGTCCCGGCGTCCAGACCGTGTCATTCCTTCCACGCCGCCGGAATCACGGCCTGAATCGCTGTCGCTATCTGGGTCGCTTCGTCCGGGGCTTTCAGTTCCACCCGGCCGCCGCGTGGACCCTTCAGTATCACTTGTTCGCCGTGTCGTTCCACCGTAATCAGGCGGTGGTTGTCTTGAATCGTTACTGTCGCGTCGGCTGTTCGTGTGCTGTCGTTGGGTGTCATGGTTGTCACTCGGCATGGTAGAATAGCGAGGGTGGTCGTTCAGCGGTCAGTTCGTCAGTTCGTCCACGGCGTTCCTGAACCGGCGCTGTTCGTCTGGGTCAGGAAAGTAGTATTCGCCGCGTGTCAGGTTCAGTTCCAGCCACTTCAGCGTCAGCGTCCGGTTCTGGATTGGTCCGTCCGGAGTGTCGTTCGGTTTCTCGGGAACCAGCGTGACTTCGTCGTTACCGGCGGGTTCCATGCTGAAGGGGATTCCGTCGCTCGTTGACTTCAGTGTGATTCCGCGTATCCGTTCGGTGGGGGGCGTCTGTTCGGTCATTTCTCGGTCCACCCTCGGCTGTCCTCGTTGGTGTCCATGGCGGATATGAACTGTTGAAGTTCGCTCTTGTTCATGGCGCGGGCCGTCTGGTGGTCCGGCGCGTACTGAACGGCGTCCAGATAGTCCAATAGCGCGTCAGCGGGGTGGTCCGCCCGGTCGTCGTCGTCCGGGTCGGTCGGGTGGTCCTCGTATGCCGAGATAGCGTCCCGAACCACCTGTTCCAGTAGTTCGCGCTTGGGTGGAACCCCCGGCTTCAGTCGGGCAGGCTTCAGGTAGAATTCACCTGTGAACCACGCATGAAGGCTGTTCAGGATACGCTTCGTGACGGCGTGTCTCGGCGGCCGGTGACCGGTCCGCTGGGCCAACTTCGCCCGTAACTCGGCGTTGGTCATTTCGCTGACGGACTTCGACATGTCGAGCGTCCGGCTGGTGGCCGTCCGCCACTCGGTACTGTCGTCTTCGTCGGGCTGTTCGTCGGGGTTCTCGGTGGGTTCGGTGTCGGTTGACATGGTTGTTACTCGGCGTCAGGTAGGTCCGCACGGGTGAACGTCACGGCCACGTCGTCGTGACCGTCGCGGTGGTCGGGTACGTCGGCGGCGGGGACGACTTCACCGCACGCCCCGCACTCGTATTCATAGCCGGCGACTTCGTCCGGGCGTTGGGACAGTTCTTCTTTGTCCACGCCCAGCGCGTCTAAGACGTTGTCCAGCCGCTCGTTGTATAGTTTAACGACTTTGTCAGCGTCGGCGTCGGCGTCGGTGTAACAGCCGTGACAGACCGTTCCGAAGCCGTCAGCGTCGTCCATGGTATCGACGGCGACCATGTTCGCGCTGTCGTCGTCGTAAACGATTAGGACGACGTGGGACCGCGTCGGTCTGGAACAGACAAGGCAGTTGTCCATTTCCGCTTTGCTTTGTAGGTGGTCAGCGAAATTTGTCATTATCAGTATCTCGTTAGTGTCTGTCGGTTATACAGCGTCACCGCCGCCGAAATGGTCACTAAGGCCATGAACGCGGATATGGCGGTCCAGACGACCCCCGTCGGGTCAGGCGTCAGGATTCCGATAGCGGCGGCGGACAGGGCCACCAGTCCGAAGACGGCGATTACGCCGAACGTGGTGAATAGGTGGAACAGCGACATGGTCAGGCGTCCGCCCAGTCCCGAAGGTCACCGTGGCGTCGCCGGGGTTCGTCGCGCCCGTCCATGTATGGCCTGAAGTCAGCGCCCCAGACTTTCGGAACGCGAAGCCACTGTTCGCCCCGCGCCTTCCGGTCGTCGCGGATTGTCCCTTCCCGGTCCCGTTCGGTGAAGGTACTCGGGTCGAACACCAGAAAGTCTTCGCGGACCCGGATTAACAGCATGGCGTCGGCGTCCCGCGCTCGTTCCACCAGTTTTCGCATGGCGCTAATGTCGCCGTTCTTGTGGGTTTGGCTGACGGCGCTGACATAGAAGACTTCGCCGGGCTGGGGTTCGACCTTGAAGGCGTACTTCCCTTCACCGTCTTCATACCACGCTGTAATCCGCGTTCGTCGGGACTTGAACCACTCGGCGGTGTCTCGTAACAGCCCCACGGGTCAGTCACCCCGTCGCGGGTCCCGTTCGCCGGGACCCATGCGGCCCTTCATGGCCGCTCGTTTCTGTTTCCGAAGGTGGTCGGTGATTTTCCTGTTCTCGTAGTGTCGGCCCACCAGATAGGCCAACACCGTTCCGATTCCCCAGACGACCGTCACGGCGAACAGGGCGGTCTTACGCATGGTCGCCCCGCTCGTTCGTGCGGACGGTCAGTTTCGGTGAACGCTTGTCATACATGTGTGTGCGTGTCAGGCGTGTATCTCGGTGTTCAAGGGCTACCGTGACGCTGGAACTATTCGGCGTCGTCACTCGGGAAGTCCGCGGATTGTCGTTCGCGGACGGCCCGCTTCAGGTCGTCCAGACTGTCGTAATCACCACGGTTCAGGTGGTATTCCAGCACGTCGTCGGGCGCTTCGTTGTCCAGAAAGTCCAACAGGGCGGCGTTCGCCCCGGACTTCACGGCCCCGTGTTCGTCGTCCAGCATGTCGCGGACGACGCCGGTAAACAGGTTGTTCAGGTCTCGGTCCGGTCGAAGGTGTCCAGTCTCGTTATCGGGCATGGTGGTTGTTCAGTTGTTCGTGGCCGTTACAGGTCGTCACTGGGGTCGAAGTCGCCCAGTTCGCCGTCGTCTAAGTCGGCCACGTCGTCCGGGCCGCCGTCTTCCGGCGGGTCCGGCGGGTCGTCGTGGTCGCCTTCACTTTCACTGTCCGCTTTCGGGCCGTCCGTACCCTGAAAGTCAGTCGAAGCGCCGCCGCCGAGTTCTTCCACGGCCTCGGCGTCCGTTAGTTGCATATGCGGCCCGTCGCTGTCGTCCAGTGTCACGTCGTCGTGGAAGTCGTCAGCGAACGATTCTGACGCTTCCCGTGCGGAACGGATAACGTCGGTGTTGATTCCCGCCCGTGTCGCCGCCTGTTCCAGCGCGTCTTCGTCCAGCGGCGTGTCGGCGTCGGTTAGGGCTATGTCGAACAGATATTCCAGTGTCTCGGCTTGAACCGCTTCGCGGGGGGACCACTGGGGGCTGTCGTCCACCGGGTCCGCCCGGTCATGGCGAAGCGGAATCAGCCGGGATTCCGGTACTGGATAGCGGTTCTTCGGGTCGTTCAGTCCGTCCCGATTCACCGGATTGTCCGTTAGGTACACGCATTGATACATGGTGTCGTCGGGCGTCGCACCTACCAGCGCGTTCTTGAAGTATTCCAGTTGGCCTTTCTCGCCGCCGGCCCGTCGGTCGTCGTACTCGGCGACGCTGTCGGCTAATCGCTGGACCACCAGCACGCGAGCGAAGCCTTTCTGTCCAACGTCGAACGCGACGCCGGGACAGCGAACGGTCAGGTCGAACGATTCCGCTTCGTCGTTTCGGGTGTGTTCCGGCATGTTGTCGAACCTCTTTGACACCGTTCCGGTCCCGGTGTCGGGGACACCGCCCCGCCGACGGCGACGTGGTCCTGATTACTGGGGTAATCACGGACAACCACCAGCGTGGTTGCCTCGGTGAACAACTTTCGTTGTTTCACGTCGCCGTCCGGCGGTTTAGCGGTCTATAAACTGTATGGCGCTATACGAATTCGGGACCCGGACTATCCGCTGTCTTCCAGCGGCTTCGTCCGGGTGTTCGCCACAGCGGATACCGAGAACCGGACGCCGTGTTTTGCTCGTTCCACGTCGTCCAGCCCGTCCACGGTGAAGCCCGCGTCTTCCAGCACGCTGACGGCTTCCTTGACGGAATCCATGTCGTGTTCGGTGATTCCCGGCATGGTCACGGTTCCAGTTCGGCGGCGGTCGCCGGGCCGGGGTTTTCCGCTTCGTCTTCGTCCGTTTTGTTCGCGGCGTACCCGAAGAAGTAGCCGAATATGAACACGAACAGTGTCCAGACGGCTAAGGTGAATTCGCCCAGCATGGCTATTGGTCGGTGATTCTCGGCGCGAGCATGAACACGCCACGGATTCCATATTCCTCGTTGAAGAACTGGAACACCGCCGGGAACTCGTCGCCCCAGCGAACAGTGACGTTGTCCATACGAGCGGACTTCAGCGCCTTCGCTATATTACGAAGGTAGTCCATGCTGAACAGGGACGACTGACCACGGATTTTTTCGGTCAGCCCGTCGCCGTCGTAATCCTGTTCGTACCCGTTCAGGAACCGGACGGTGTCGGTAACAGTGTCGCCCTCGGCATGGAACTGAAACCCGTCGTCGTTCTCGGGGTCCGACCGGACCGCGACGTGGTCAGCCGTGGACTTCAGTTGTCCAACAGCGTCCTTCATGGCCTTTGCACTTTCTGGGTGTCCGACATTCCGAAGGTTCAGCCCCGGAAGGTCCGGTTCCTGTCGGATACTGTCGGGGTCTATCAGGTTCATTAGGCTGACGCGCTGGGTGGCCTGACTGGACCGCGTGATTACTGTTTCCAGCCGTCGAAGGTCGTCCCCGTACCGCACTGAAACGGGGTCGCCGTCGTCGTCCACGCCGGACCCAGCCATACGAGCGTATCGGACGTTTTTCTGAAGACGGCCCAGATTCACGCCCAGCGTTTCACCAGCGCCGTCCACGTCCCACGACCCGAAGCCGCCGCCCTTGGCGGGAAGTGTCACGTCCACGAAGGCGACGCTCGCCGGGTCCACCGCCCGAATATGTAGCCCGTCCACTATGCTGTCGTCGCCCCACTCGGCTGTTTCTCGTTCCCCGACAACCAGTTTCGCTTCGTCCACCAGCGCGTAAGGGAGTCGAAGGAACAGCCGTAGCGGGGTCGCCCGAACGTCGAAGGTCAGCGTCGGGTCGGCCACGCGGTTCAGCGGGTTCGGTTCGTCGTCTGTCGGTTTCTCGGTTTGGTTTGTCGTCGCCATGTGTGCTTACAGAATCAGGATTGTGATTATCTCGCGTGACGCTGGAACCGCCCAGCGTCAGTTCTCGGCGCTGTCGTGGCTGAACAGGAAGTCCTTCAGGTCGTCGGAACAGTCAGGGCAAATGTCGCCCTTCCAGTCGTCCACGACGTGCGGCTTGTTCTCGCCCACATAATCGGTCAGGGCGACGTGGGTACGGTCGGCCCCGGCGTCGCCTTTCTTCGGTGGTAGTTCGTCGTCCGACCGGATTTTGATGAATCCGCCACACCGGACGCACTCTTTACCGACTTCCAGTTGGTCAGGGTCCAGTTCTTCGCCGTCTTCAGTTCGGTATTTCCGTGTCATGGTCAGTATGTGTCGTCGGCGGTCAGGGCGCGAACGCGGTCGTCCACGCGCTGTTCCACGTCGGCGGTGTCGGGGTAGCCGTCCACCCGTCGAAGGGTCGCCCCCACGACGGTATCAACGAGCGTGTCGCGTTCCATGTCGCCTGTCTCGTACTGTTCAAGAAGCCCGCTATGGGCTTCCAGTGCGGTGTCCACGTCGTCGTACCACGGCGGGCCGTCGGCGGCGTCGCCGTCCAGTAGGTCCGAATAGACGACTTCCCTGACTTGTGGCGTCGGGACGTTCAGTTCCGCCGCTATCTCGGGAATATCTACTTCGGGAACGGTCGCTTCCACGCTGACCTTCACCGGATATTCGGCGGGCGAGCGGTCGGATTTGGACGGCTTTGTTTTCCGAAAACGAACGTCGTCGTCCCGCCAATTGATTATCAGCCACCCGGTGTACGTCTTTTTCTTCGCCATGGTCACATGTCCCCCATGATTGTGACGACGGTCAGGAACCAGACGACGGCGGCCACGACGCCAAAGGCCACCAGTGAAACGAGCGCCCGGACGTACACCGCCCAGTCGCCCAGCGGAATCGGCGGGGCGAACAGGAATACGGCCACGGCCCCGAGAAGGCCCCCGACGACGGCGAGGGTCCCGCCGTACTTCGCCCGCGTGAACCCGACGGACGGGTCCGACATGTCGTCGCTGTCGTCGTCCAGCAGAGACGGGCGGTCCGTGCTGGGGAAGTCGCTGTCTCGGTCCATTAGGCGTCACCCCCGTTATCGGGGAACAGTGCGTTCAGCCCGCGGTCCCCGCCGTCGGTCGCCACGCCGTCCAGTCCGTCCACGGCGTTGGCCCACTCGTTCAGGTATTCCCGAATCTCGCGGCGGCCCCGCTGGGTTAGCCCGTACTCGTTGGTCCGGCGGTCCAGTTCGGACTTCGCTACCAGCCCCATGTCGGACAGCGTGTTCATGTTCGGATACAGTCGTCCGTGGTGGACTTCGCTGTATCCGGCTTCGTCTTCCAGCCATTCCAGCACTTCCAGCCCGTTCGGGCCGCGTTCGTCGGTGGTCAGTGCGGCTATCGCTCGTAGTTGGTCCCGTTGGAACCCGGTCAGGTCGTACATGTTCGTTGTTAGTTCCTGAATTCGTTCGTTCAGTTGTTCGCGCTGTTCATCCGGCGTGTCAGGGTCGTCCCGTCCTTCTTTCAGTTGGTCCAGTATCCGTGAAGCGTGGGTCATGGTCGCTATTCACCGCCGGGAAGGGTGTCTTCCAGCGACCCGTCTATGACGGCTTCTATGCTGTCCACGCCGTCCGCTCGTATTCGGTGAACGTCGCCGCCCGCCATGCGGACGACAACGTACCCTTCACCGTCGTCGCCTACATAGAATCCCGCGTGGGACGCTTGTGACCGATACGACTTCACCGGGGACACGTCGTCCATGTCCACGTCGTCGGCCATGGTCAGGTGTCCCCCCCGTTGACGGCGTCCAGAATCGCTTCGTTCAGTTCGTCCCCGCTGGGCTGGGCGGACACTGTCGCGTCCACGTCAGCGGCCAACGCTTTCCGCTCGTTGTAATCTGACGGTAGGGCGTCGGCGTCCAGTTCGTTCAGCGTGTCGGCGTCCACCACGTCGCCCCAGTCGTGGGGAAGAACGTCGTCCACGGGCGTGGCGGCTTCCACGTCGCGCCCGTCTTTGTCGCTGGGGACGACCGTCGCGGCGTCGTCCGGGTCGCTGTCGGCGGGGTCCACCGCCGCCGCTTCCAGACGCTCTATCAGGTCAGCCCGGTTAGGGTTGCCGTCCACGGAAACGTCGGACGCTTCCGCCAACGAGTGAAGGGCGGTCGTATCCAGTTCTTGAAGCCGTTCCACACGGCTGTCGTTAGCGCCGTCATACGGCGCGTCAGTGGATTCTTCGTCGTCCGTGGACGCTGGGTCGTACCCGTCGGCGTCGGCGGCCACGTCGCCCACGCTTCCGCCGTGGCCGGGCGTCAGGGTTTCAGCGACTTCGGTTAGGGCGTCGGTCGTCTTCCGGGCTATCTCGGGGTCGTTTAGCGACCCGTCGAAGTCGTCCAGCCGGTCGTCCACTTCGTCTTCGGGGACGGGTTCGCCCACGTCCACTATGTCCAGTTGCCCGGTGTCTTCGTACTGTCGCGCCCACTTCGGAATGTCGTCGTCCGACGGGGCGGTCCAGACGACCCGCGTCAGGTACGAGTACCCGATAACGCCGGGGACCGTCTTTACCGGTTTGTCGGCGTCGTCTTCGCCCAGCCGGTTGTCGTCGTCCATGTAGTTGACACGGACGTTCTCGGTCTTGGCGTCGCCGTCGTCGTCGGTGACGGCCACCTGTTCGCCGTCGTCCTCGGTGGTCACCGGCTGTTCGTACACCCGGAACGCCGTCGGGTGAATCAGGAACACCCGCGTGTTCATGGGGTTGATAGCGGGCGGCCCCTGTCGCTTCGACACCGGGATTCCCTTCGACAGCCCGAACCGCTGGGATTCCGTGACGAAGTCTTCCGGGTCGTCGTAGTACGTTTCCCCGACCCACATTAGTAGGTCCTCGGCGTATGCCGTGGTGATAGCGCCCCAGTGGTTCCCGTCTTCGGAGCCGTCCAGCCGGTCCCATAGGTCCTGAAGGTCGTCTTCGTTCGGCTGGGTCGTTACGTCGTCACCCAGCGACCGCTGGAACCCCAGTCCGTCGAACTGTTGGTACGAGCGAAGCGTTCCTTCTTTGTAGGGAATCGGCGGGTCGAACGTCACGAAGGCGGGAATGTCGCCGCCACGGACGGGGTCAGTTCGGATGTACCCTTTTTCTTCTTCCAGATAGCCACACCCGCGTTCTGGGTTGGGTAGTAGTTCCCGCCCAGTCTCGGGGTCGGCTTTCGGTTCGTAATCCAGTTGGTCGCCAAAGTTCGGGTTTTGTTCGGTCATGGCCGGTATTAGTTGTCGTCGGTCGCTTGTATCTCGTTCCGCCGGACAGGCTCGGCGTCGTCCAGCGGATACGCCTTGAACTTCCGCTGGGCGGCTTTGTCGGCGTCCGGGTCCAGCGCGTCTTCGGCTAACCCCGCACGCACTTCCCATGAACCACCGTATCGGTCACCCAGTTCGGTGACCGTGTCAACGGCCCGCCGGACGGCTTCGGGCGGGTCCCTCGCGGGGACCGCCGTCGCCACGACGGATTCCATGGGGCCTTGGTCGGCGTTCGGGGAGTGGGTGACCGTCACCGTCCAGTCGCGGCTGTCAGGCATGGGTCACCGCCGTCACGCGGACGCCCCGTCGGGCGTATTCTTCGGCTTTGTTGCTATCTGTCGTCTGAAACCGTCGTTCTGAGCTGTAAACCCGGTAGGTCGTTCTCGCCATAGTTCTGTCAGGCAACACCGTTTACACCCGGCGTCGAGGTGACCGCCCCGTCACTGAACAAGAGCTGTTCAGGGACGGTGTGACGGAAAACGGACAGGGCGGGATTTGAACCCGCGAAGCGACTTCCCCGGCGCTTCCGAAGGACACAAGGACAGTGTTGTCCCGGCGGGGGTGTCCGCCGGTCCCTCGTACCACGTCCCCGGTTCCGCCGCCAAAGCCCGTTGATGAAAACGGGCCGCCTTGTCCAGACTCGGCCACCTGTCCACGGTGAAACGAACAGCGGCGTTGGCCGCTATTCGTCTTCGTCGTCGCGCTCGGGAATCACCATGTCGGTGTCGTCGGCGTCAGGTGGCGGCTGTTCGTCCTTCAGGTCGTCGTAATCCTTTCGGTGGCGGTCCCGCTCGTACTCGGCTATGTCCACGGCGTCGGCGTCGCCCATAGGACAGTCGGCTTCGTGGTCGTCCTCGTTGGCTATCAGCCGGTCGCACTCGGGACACGACGGCGGGTCCGGTTCGTTCCATGGGGCGTTCGGGTCGCCGGGACCCGTCCCCGGTGGGTATCCGCCCATGGTCAGGCGTCACCCTGTTCGGACGGCTTCAGCACGTCGGGACGGACTTCGTGGCCCACTATCTCGCCGTCACCACGGACGACAAGGTGACCGACGTGGGTGGTCGTCCCCGACTTCAGTCTTCGGCGGTCAACCTTCGGCCCAAAGTGTTCTTCCACGTACTCGGTCCACTTGTCGCTGTCAATCCCAAACACGGCCCCGAGCGACCACCCCGCCGTGTCTTCATGTCGCGGGTGGTCGTACCAGTTGACCTTCCGGGTGACCGTTTCGTCGTCGTCCATGTCGGATAGCGTCGGAAGGCCCGCCATGGTCCCGGTCACGTCTTCGGCCAACCGTTCGGCGTCGTCGGTCATGGTCAGTTCCCGTTTTCGTGCGGGTTCGGGGCCGGGTCCAGTTCGCCCGATACGAGCATTTCAACGAAGTCGTCCATCGTAAACCAGCCGTTCAGCGGGTTCAGCGGGTGTCCTTCGTCGGGGTGAATCCCGTCGGGGTACACCAGTGCGACTTCGCCGTCACCAAAGCCGTCGTCGTCCCGATAGTCGCTGTTCGGGCGGTAGCTGACGCCGTCGAACAGGAACACGTCGCCGTCGTACCGGAAGAACGTCTTCCCGGCTTCCATGGTCACTGTCGCGCCGGTCCGGTCTGACGACGGGCCGGGCGTGGTGATTGTTCGGTAACTGTTCGGCTGTTCGGCGTGGTCAGTGGTGACGCGAAGTTGAATCTTGTTTCCAAGAATTCCGACCACGTCACCGGGGTTGTGGTCAACCATAGGTCGTTCAACACCGTTTGCGCCCGGTGTCAGGGCGACCGTCCCGCCACGAACGAGCGTGAAGCCCGCCGTGACGGTTAGACGGATAACGCCGCTGTTCAGTCCTTCGACTGGGCCACGCCGTCAAAGGTGTTGACTGAACAGCCGCCGTTCGGACACGTTACGTCAGTGTCACCATAGTCGGCGTGAAGCGCCGTCTGACAGTTAGGACAGTAGGTCAGCACTGTCACCAGCCCCGTGGACCCTTCCCGTCCATGGCGGCGTCCGCACGTTCATGGTCACGGAACCGCGGCGCGGGGTTGTTCTTCGCCTGTTCGTTAGCCGTCGGAACGTCGTTAGTCTCGTTGGTCATGGTCGGCGGCGGTTGAAGAACTGAAGGTCAAACCCGAAGTGGGGTTCCACCGTCCAGTTCTCGTTTCTGAAGCCGGTGACTTCCGGGTCGCTGACGCGCCCCAGTTCGCCCGTGAACAGGCTTTCGCCGCCGGTCAGGTGAACAGCCCACTTGTACGGGCCGCCTTCCCATGCGACGCCCCACGCGCCGTTCTCGCGGGGATTGTCTTCGGGCCGGTACAAGTGGGCGTCGGCGTCCAGTTCTTCGGTCAGGTACTTGTGAAGGCGTTTCGCCGCGCTCGCCGCTGTCTCGTATTCGCTTAGGTCCAGTGGGTCGGACATGGGCAGTGTCGAAGGGGCGCTTCAAGGTCGTACTCGTTTAGGTCGTCGCGTTGCTGGAAGGGTTCGTCAACGGCGTCGGGGTAAGTCTCGTTGTCGTACATGCGAATCACCGAACAAGTCGGTACGTCAGCCGGGGAAGTTCGTCGTCGTCCAGTTCGTCAGCGTCCATGTCGTTGTCCAGTTCACCGGATTCCAGAACGTTCACCTTCAGTCCAGCGTGTCCAGCGATAGCGGACACGTCGGTGGGAATTGAACGCTTCCCGGGTTCCTGAACCACGGTGACGGCGTACAGAACGCCGTCTTCGTTCTGGAACACCGGGGTCAATTCTATGGATTCAATCGGCCCCATAGACCCGCCTTTCTCGTTCAGAATGGCGTTTCGTGCGGCCACCAGCCCAATTTCAGGCTGGAATTCGTCGGGGAAACTGTCTCGGTCGGTTCGCGCTTCGTTGACGTACTGTTCAAATTCGTCGGCTTCGACAGTATGCGATAGCATGGCTGTTTCTCGGCGCTGACGTGGCCGCTGACGGACACCAGTTGTCCATGGTGTCAGTGGAACCGTCCCGTCACGAAACGAGCATGGACGCCGTTCGTCCAGTGGCCCATGTCGTGACGGTTTGACGGTAGAATGAACTAACGCACGCGACGCTTCCCGATTCAGGGCGTTGTCCTTTCGGGAAGCGAACGGCCCAGTCGCCTGTAACAGCGTGAAGGCCATTCCACGACACCGGGTGAAGTTCCGCCTTTCGTGGGCGTTCCACTTCGACCGGACCCGACGGTCCGCGCTGGGGGTGGCGTCAGTCACCGTGCGGGGGCGCTGTCCCGCGTCGGCGTCGTTTCTCTCGTCGCCGCGTGGCCCCGTTCGACTGGGGTGTGAACCACGCGGCTGGACTGGTGTCCCCCGTCACCCGCTCGCGCCGAAGCGCGTCGGTACACTGGGGTGTCTCGGGGCGTGACGCCCGAAGGAACCAGCGGGACCGCCTGTCGTCGCCCCCGAGTGGTCGAACGGCCCAGCATGGCCGTGGGTCCCGCACTCGGGGGAACCGCCGTGAATTGTGGCCGCACGGCGGAACGGGGGCGAACAGGTGAACGCTCGTCAGGCAGGGGGCGCGTCAGCGCCCCGATACATGACACCCTTTCGAGAGTAGCCACTTATATCTTTCCCAATTGTTCCACTGGGCGTATTAGGGTTAGTCACAAGAGCGGATTACCGGCCCGTTCCACCGACCGGCGTATGACAGGCGAAAGCGGTTAGGCGGTGAATAATCCGCCGTTCAGCGTCTTAGTAACCTAATAATCAAGTGCCACCGGGCCGTCGAACCCAGTGCGGGCGGCGGCGGTGAACGCTTGTCAGGCAACACCTTTCGTCCCGTGAACGCGGACGAACTCTTGCCGCCACCCCCAATTCAGAATCAGACAGCGACCGCGTCAGACAATCCTGACGTTCTCGTATGTCTCGCCGTTCTCGGCGGACACATTCACTGTCCCGTCGTCGTTGACCGCCGTGACTTCGCCCACGACCGGGTCAAACCCACCCACGACATTAGAACCGCCGCTGGTGGCGGAATTTCGGCGCTGGATAATCTGATTCACCGCCGCCTGTCCGATAGATTCCGTGGCCGTCGGACGTTTGGTCCCGAATTCCACGTTCGTCTTCGCTTCGTCCGGGGCCACCTGATATTCCACTTTCTGAACAGTGAAGGTGTTGTCCGTCACTTTTTGCGGAATCCCGCGGCTGGGGTAATATATTTCAGCCCGGTCGCCGGGGCGAACGTCCATTATTCCGGCGACTGGGGCGGTTCCGCTGACGCTCGTTCGGTACGCCTTATCAAATACGTCATGGGCGACAGCCAACGCCTGATACCAACCCGTAATCTGGGGGTCCGACACACTGGTGGCGCGAAGGTCTATTTCGTCTATGTCGTTGATTCCCCCAGCGAGACTATCCTTCCACTTCCATGTGTATTTGTCACTGGTATCGGTGGGGAACACCCCTTTTTCATGGGGATTTTCGTAGCCCCACATAGTGTAAACAGACCCGTTATACGCCCATGTCCAGACATTCACGCCGCCCTGACCGGAAACCTGAACGTAGTTCTTCACGCCGTCTATATTCCGCTTCGCTATCGGTCGGATTACATTCTGACCTTCAGTGAATGTGTACCGACTGGGTTTGCGGGTCTGTTCCGGGCGAACAACGAGCGTGTCCGTGCTATCCCTGACGAAGTATTCCCACGGCGTCCCCCCGTCCAGCGATTGAATATAAGAGATAATACGGTTAAGAAAGTCCCGGGTAGAATAATCCTGTTGGGCGCTGAAGTTCCAGTCGTTCTCTACATAATTGTATATATTAGCCGATAGCGCCACAGTCGCGGACCCGGTCAGGTCAGGAACGTTCGTGTTGATACTGTTCACTTCCGCCCACAACTGATTCCCACCAGACAGCGCCAAATTCACGGCGTTGGTCCCGTAAGCTTCAACAGGGCCGTCACCCGGTGGAAGGTCCAGTGACGCTTTGACAGTGTTTCCGTCAGCGTCCGCCCCGGTTATATCCAGCGTGTACGTCGCGCCCGTGTTGTTCTCGTAACCGTCAATCCGAAGCTCGGCCTGTTTCCCCCGGTTGTCGTTGACAGTTTCGTGTTGGTCGAAGGTATCAGAATTTGCGTCGAAGCGTCCGTAGTGGGAAACGGTGACCATTCCGAAGTCGGTTGCTTCCGAGAACAGGCCGTATTCGGCCTTTGCGGCGTCAGCGTCATACGAGATACCCCGGATTTTGGACGGTCCCGTGTCCACGACGCCGTCAATAACGTCCCAAATGTTGTCTTCGTTGTACCGCCCCACCACCGTGCTGTCGTCCAGACGGCCTTCAGGCGTCCGTGCGTCCAGCGTGACGACGGGTTCCGTGTCGTCGTCGTCCACGTCGTCCACGAAGCCGCTGAATACCACGGTGTCGTTTCCGTCGGTCAGCGTCACGTCTATGTCCGCTTGTTCTTCCAGCGCGTGCGGGCGCTGACTGGTATCCAGTTTGACGGTGACGCTGTTCGGGTTTCCTTGTTCTCGCGTGTACGTTATTTCAATTACGTCACCAGAAACGTCGCCTTCAGGGCTGACGGTGACAGTCCAGTCAACCGAGTACGCTTGTGTGGCGGACATGGTGGTTGTTCAGTCCCCAGCGTTCAGGTCATACTAAGCGTCCACGTCACCTGAAGTTCCTGACTGGACGTTTTATCTATCGTTGGCGACACTACTGTTCGGTTCAGCATATCGCCGTCCACGGCGGCGGTGGGCGGAACGTTGAACAGTCCGGCTTCGGCGATACTGACGTTAGCCTGACCCGTTCCGAAAGACCACTGTCCGGTAATTTCGACGGCGCTTTCGTCACGGGTATAGAACCCGCTGTCAAGCCCGATACGAGTGTCTTCAGCCAACAGGTTAGTTTGGCTATCGCTGACGCTCGTTCCGTCAGTACCGACGGCCAACCATTCCCACGGATACCCGTAGTAAGATAAGTCAACAGCCACGTTGTCCGTTCCGCTGGTCGGGGCGCTGTCGAAGTAAAGGACCCCGTCGAAGTAGTTCACGGCGTAATCCGCGGGAACTGATTGTGACGTACCGCCCACGGTCACGTCGGTGACCTCGCGGATAGGGTGATATGGGTGGGGAATGTCAAACTGGGTCTTTGACCCGTCACCGCTGAAGGTGACTGTTTGACTGTCAGCGATTCCACCAACGTACTGAAGTAAAGCGTTCTCGCCTTCGTCCACCGTCGTGTTCAGGCTGACACGCCGGTCCACGTCGCCCGTGCGGGCGTCAGTAAGAACGAAGGTGAATTCACCTCGCCATTTGTCGGAACCGCCCAGCACGTCGTGGAAACCGTTCTGGGCCTGTTCCTGAAGCCGCTTCCGCTTGTTCTGGATTCCGTTCAGTGCGTTCTGAATCGCCGTCGGTGAAAGTTCTCGTTCCATGATTATTACTTCCCTGTGGCCTGAAACAGAAAGTCCGCCGTTGACCCGGATGAACCGGCATTATTTATTCGCGCTTCCACGGTGAAGCCGTCCACCGTGACGTTCGTCGTTCGTATCCACGCGAAGGCCACGGACGTGTCAGACAGCGTGTTCAGCGTCGCCACGACGCTATCAGCCTTCCGTGGGTACGAGTGGTCGAAAGTATGGTCAACCGTAACGACGCCCGTTACGTCCGTGGCAACCGTACTCGTTGTCCCCGTTTTCTGCCCGGTAATGCTTTCGTAAGAGTGTTCTTCGGAAAACGCGACGTATTTTCGGAAGTCCTCGGTCCCGGTCACCCCGGACCCGTCGGTGGTCACCTCCCATATTTTCATTACGTACTGACCGGACGGTGTGGTCCCGTCTGACGTATATTCAATAGCGGCGTTGTCCGTCCTCGCGTCGTCCACCACTATGAAAATCTCGTTCGTCGTTGACCCGTCCAACGTAAGGGTCGTCGTGGCGTCCGACCGGACAAAGTGGCCGCCGAAGAATCCGTCCCCAGCCGCCACGTCCACGTCGTAACTGGACCCGGACGTGGTAATGTCGAAATGGCCGTCGTGGTACGGGGCGACCACGAAGTCAGCCATACGGTCACCGAGCGAGTGTAATAGACGGTGAAGTTCGCTGTCCAGCGCCGATTCTTCGCTGAACCCCGACGCTGACCCAGTGGGGTGGACGGTGAACGCCATTACGACGGACAAGCCACCTGTTCCCCTTCAACGAGTGTGACGCTGGAAGCGAAGGGGTCAGCGGTTGTTCACGACACGAACCGATAGACCCGAATACTCGTTAGACAGCCCACCAGTGAAAAACCCGATATGGTCCGTGGACGACCCGGATACGCTAATCACCACGTCGGCCCCGACGGGAAGTGTCCACGCCGCGCCGTCCGTGTTTTCGTCAGTCCATTCGTTTGACATACCGCTGGAACTGTAACTGTCGGCGATAGCGTTTGCGTCGTCCTTCACTACGTACCCGCCGTGGCTACCGGCCTTGAAGTTGAACGACACGCTCGCGTCATACGCAAACCCTTCGCCACCCTGTCCAGTCTCGCCGTCGTCGTGGGTAATCGCTATATCAACCGATTCAGTTCCGGGGTCAACAACCGTGACACTTGTCGCCAACGTAATCAGATTCGGGTGGTGGGCCTCGGCGTCATAATAGTCGTACCATGAAGACGTGCCGCTGACAGATAGCGGGGTTATCTCTTTCAGCCCTTCACCCCAGTCCGCGAGAATCTCGGCGTTTGTCCACTTCACCGTCACGGGTTGGGACGTACCACTAACCCCGGTTCCAAATTCAGTGATTCTTACATAATAGTCCACTTCAGCCGGATAGTCAAACGTTCGGTCCAGCGTGAACGTATTCGACCCACCAGCTGACAAGGTTGCTGTTTGTTCTGATAGCAGTTGGTCGCTGTCGTTGAAGAATTCCATCTTCACGTCCACTGCGGTGGACCCGGGGTTTTCCACCGGCATGGACAGCGTCGTTGCCTCGGTGGGCTTCAGCACATACGGGGACGCCGTTAGAAGACCGGGGCGGACGTTCATCCACGTCACTGGAACGACATTAGACTGACTTGCTTGATAGTTGAACGTCCCGGCGTTATCCTTCGTCACGGTCTGGGTGTATTTCACCGTGGAAGCCCGCTGTATGGTCTTTGTTTCTTCGGCGAACTGATTCTGGTTCTCGCGCCACGGGACGGTGAAGTCGTAGGAATCAGTTTCGTCAGTGTTCGTCACCGGAAGTTCCAGCGTGACAGTGTCGCCCGCGAATAACAGTTGTTCAGACGGGTTCAGTTCCCCCAGACGAATGTACGAGGGGACGCCTCCGGGGGCCTGACACAAGTCTTCGGCCACCATGACGACGTTCTGACCCTGTTTCACTCGGGACGGGCCGCGCCCAGATTCCTTGTCGTGGACCACCACGTTGTCGCCCGATTTAACAGACGTATCTGACAGGGCTAATTCTTCGCTGACAAGTATTGTTTCTTCACCCTGTTGGACCATTGATTACTGTCCGTATTTAGTCGTCACACCGCCACCCTCGTACTCGTTTCCGCTTCGGTCATACTTCCCACCGAATATCAGCCATCCAGTGTTAATGTTTTGGTCCGAGTCGCCACCGCCACCCCCAGCCACAAGGTCAGCGGAATTGAACAGCGGACTTGTCGTCGCGTCGCCCGTGGACATTCTAATGTCCAGCGCGAACCGGGCCGAAGATTGTGATAACCCAGTGACGTTGTAAGGGCCGCCGGACCCGTCCAGTGTGATAGGGTCGCTCGTTTCGTCCACTGTCCCGTCGCCGTTTACGTCCGACTGGACGCTGACGGTGATTGTCTCGCCGTTAGGCTGGGCAACCGTATTTTTCAGCGACAGGGACGACGGGTCCCGGTCAGAACTGAAGGACTTCCAGTCTGTCGTCAGGTCACCGTCAGTCACGTAAAGCAACTGGTTGGCCGGGTCCGTCACGGCGATACTGTCACCTTGCCACGCTCGGAATTCGGTTATTTTACCCTTGAAGGGAACATCCCCCTTTGGGTCGTCAAACAGTCCAAACGGGTCGGAGCCGGTGTCGTGACCGTCTGATACTGACGCCGTGTATTTAGACCCGTTAATCCACGCGACGTACTGGTTGTTCACTTCCCACCGCATGTATATATGGTGATACTGTCCAGTAGACAGCGGCGGCCCCATGTCGGCGTTGTTCCCAAAGGTAGCGAAATTGAATACACCGTTCTGGTTCCGATTCACAAAACAGGTCCACATGCCGTTCTGTTCAAACACCTTTTGATTCGTGGAATCGTCTGTAAGGTAGAACCAGACTTCCGCTTCAATATAGGAATTCCCGGTGTTGAATATGGAGCCGTAATTCACCGTGGACCCGGTTGTCCCGTCGTTAGAGATTGATTCGGCGAATCGGGGTCCGGGGGCGGTTTCCCAAGATAGGTTAGACTCTTTCGTCCCATCGTTCCCATTACCTGAAACGTCGTACACTGTGGACCCAGAACCGGCATAAAACCGGGAAAACACCATGGGATTTTCTTGCGTGTTCTGTTGCCCCAGCCGGACGCTTGTTTCGTCGCGTTCTGGTTCGTGTTCGACCCCGGATTGGGATTGACTATTGTTCCAGTCCGCCGCTGTCCCCCACTCGCTCGTTTCTTCGGTTCCGCCGCCTTTACTCGCGGTCCCGCCGTCATTCACACTGACTGATTCCGTCAGCGACGCTTGTCCAAATGCGGGAAGTAAGTCAGTGTCGTCTATGTCGGCTATTGAATCCTGAAGCGCGGCGAAGCCTTTCCAGTTCAGCGACCCGCCCGCGTCGGAGAGAGTCAGCGAACCAGCCGAGAATGTGGGAAAGTCCGGCGACCCCGCTTTCAGTTCCGGGGCGATTCTGAAGTCCGTGTGTCCTTGCGACCACGATAGACCGTACTCGGTCGCCCCGTCCAGCGGGACCTTGTACCGTTCTTCGTCGCTCGTGCCGGGGCTTCCGACAACGTCCAGCGTGATTGACCCACCGTTCAACGAATAGGTTAGGTTCGTCAGGTTAGGACTAACAGGCTCGTTGTACGTTCTGGACGCCGTGGTCAGGGACCCCGGAAGCGTAAGGGTAATATCTTCAAACCACATTTCCATGCTGGCGTCCCGCCACTGTTCGGCGTTCTGGTTTTCTATCCAGATTTGTTCCACGTCCTTGCCGTGTTTTAGGTCGCCGGACCCTGTGGCCGTTGACCCCGACTGAAGGTCTTCAAAGTCATACGAGTACGCTTCGGCGGCCCAGTCAAATATCAGTGTAAATCGGACCCAGCGGTTGTAACCGTCGGCGTTGTATATTTGACGGAACGAGGCGGCGTCGTCTATTTGCCACTCGGGGTTGTCGGTCCCCACGCCAATTTCCACGTTCCCGTCAGAATTCACCAGCCGGATTCCGCCGCCCGTCGAATTACTCGTTTCTTGCCAATAGAATTGAAACACCGCGGGTTCAGCGCCGCCGCTGAAGCCGGGCGGGGTCCGGGCCGCTTGATAGGCGTCAGTTAGTCCATTATCGGTGTATCCAGCCCACGACCCGTTGAACGTGCGGTCCTGAACCGCCTGAAAACTGTTGACGGTCCATTCCGCCACGTCGCCGTCTTCAAAGCCGTCGCTGAACGGGTCCAGTTGGATTATGTCACTCGGGTGTTTTACCCGCGTTTCGGCCACGGCGTTATCCCAGTCTGACGCCGCCCCCCAGTCTCGCGTGGGGACGCTACTGGTGTACCCGTCGTCTATATCTACCGCGTCGGCCAACGCCATGATACGAGCGAATTCAAAGGCGGTGTCGTCAATTACGAAGTCGTCAGAAAAGACAAGGTCGCTGTCTGACGTGTCCTTCTCGCCTATCAGTTTGTCTCGGTGGTCCGTGCTGTCGGTGATACTGTCGTCGTCGGTGACAAATTCCCATAGCGGGATACAGTCGGCCGGGAACCCCGACTGGTTTACCTTTACCGTCCCCTCGCCGTCGGCGTCGGTGTCCGTGACGAAGACGTAATTCGTGTCGTTAGCGGACAAGGTGACTGTTGTATCAGGGAAGGACACGTATTTGTCGTTCAACGACCCTGTCCCGGCGCTGATAGTGACGTTCAGCCCGCTGGTATCCTTTGACCCGGCGTCGTCGTCGCTGACGTATGTCCCGGTGTCTTTCACCCCGTGGTCTATGAAGGAACTGACTTCCCCAATCCCGCCTTCAGGGTCGGATACGATTAGCAAATCCAGCGAATACTGGAACAGTCCCTTCAGATAGTCCGGGGCGTTCTCGTTGTTCCGAACGGACAAGTCGGCTATTAGCGCCCACCCGTTCTGGAATTCGGCGTCCAGATACGACAGTTCGTTAGACCGGGCCTTGTCCCATAGCGCCGTCTGACCCGCGCCGTCAGTGTTTCCGTCTATGGTGACCTTTGTCACCAGCCCGGCGTTGTCCACGGACTGACTGATACCCTGAAGACGGTCCACAGTGTTCGTCTGTCGCTCGTAATTTTCTTCGACCGATTCCGGGTCATATCCGAAGTCAAATCCGCCGAGTTTGAACGTGTTCCCGGTCGTCGGCGTCGCGTGGGGCGGGTACGCCGTGTCGTTGGTATAGACGCGGTTCACAGTAAGTATGAACCGATAGTAGCCCAGTTCGTCAGCCTGACGGAACGGGTCGTCTTCTATGATACAGTCGCCGCTAAAGAACGGGTCAAAGTCCACATGGACTTCCCCGCCCTGAATCGCTATTTCCTGAAGGTCTTCCAGTTCTTGAAGGTCGTTTTGCTCGTTCAGGGACAACTGCCCTTCAACTTCAAACTGAAGTTCTTGTTGGCCGGATTGATAGAACTGGGCCAACCCCTTCTGGTAGTGGGGAACAGGCGTATTCCCCAGTGTTAGATGTTTCCGGTACTTCTCGGGTGGGTTGTCAAACTCGTATCCACCGATAGTCAGACTGTATGCCATGGATTACCTGTTTGAGCCGTACTGTTGTCTCGTTTCTCGTTGTAGCTGTTCCGCCGCCCGTCGGGACCACTGATACGGGTTGTTCTGAACGTCCCCGCTTGCGTCAACGGATACATTCACGCCGCCCTGAATCACTTGTTGGGACTGTTCCTGACGCCGCTGTTGGATAGCGGCGGTGTCGGTGGACCGCGTTTCCGCCTGAACAGCGTTATTATCCAGCGAAACCGTGTCCAGTGTCCCCACGTCCGGGGCGTCCACGCCGGGTATTTCGCTGACGGAATCGGCCACGTCGTCCAGCGTGGACAGAAACTCGTTCAGGGCCGTGACCACCGAGTTAATCAGTCCTTCGACGGCGCTGGAAGCGATACTGGAAATGGCGTTGAAGACGCTGACAAACGTGTTGTAAACGGCGTTCAGTTTGGATTCCACCAGCGCCAACAGCCACGTCAGCCCCCGGATAGCGGCGTTTGGGACTGTCTCGGTGAAGAACGTCACCAACTGGGCAGACAGGAAAGACAACCCGGACATGACGAACGCGGGAATATCGTTCGTGAAGAACTTCAGGAACGCCGCGCCGAGACTTTCCAGCCCCGACACGACAGCCCCCCACGTATTTCCAAAGGCGTCCGCGAATACCCCCATGACTTCCATGAAAGCGTCCGCCGCGCCCTGAAGGTCACCTTTTACCAGTTCACCGATAGCGGCCCCAACTCCGGCGATTAGCGGGAACAGCCCCAGCGTCAGGACCGAGATTAAGGTTAACAAGTGACTTGTCAGTTCCGACCCCAGCATATCCCCGAGTGCGGCCCCAGCGTCACCGACAGCGCCCATGATGCCTGTTATCTGTAACAACCGGACCACGACGCCGCCGATAGCGGCTCCAAGTGCAACCGCCCCGGCCACAACCGCCGCCGTGGACCCGGCGAGCGTGGACAGCGCCCCAGACAGCCACGTCGTCGCGTTCGCCAACGCCCCAGTGACGGTGGACGCTGAGGTGAAATGCGTGATTAGTGACGACAAATTCGCCAATATTCCGCTTCCAGTCAAGAACATCAAGATACTGGACAGGGCGGACGCCAACTTCACCAAGACAGGCGCGAGAACCAAACCCGCGACTGTGATTCCCTGAAGGGTCCCCGGCATGTCGTTTACCGTTTCCATGAACCCCGTAGCCGCTCGTATCAGCGCCGTCAGTGCGGGAAGGACCACCTTCGCCGCGGTGGTCCCGAATTCCAACAGCACTGGGGCCATATCAATCAGGGCGTCCAGTAGGTTCCTGAATTCAGGTTCTAACTCGGTGACGGACTGGAATATGGCGTCCATGGCCCCCGGTCCTTCCGACATTAGGAACCCGAAGAATTCCCGCGCCAACGGTAGGGCGTTGCGGGCTAAGTCGAACATGAATCCTGTTAATGCCGGTAGGACTTCCATCATAGCGGCCCCGAATTCACGGAGGGCGTCGCGGAACTGCTCGGTCCCCCCGACGGCGTCTATCATACGCCGAACGAGCGTCGGAATGGCGTTCAGCGCGTCTTCAATTAGCGGGATGAACTGTTCCCCAAACTGACTGATAATCGGGACAAGCTCGTCCTTTAGGTCGGACACCGCGTTCTTCAGCGCCCCGCCCGCCGTCGTCGCTTCTTCCAGTCGCTTCTTTTTCTTCCGAAGTTGGTCCAGCCGGGCCTGTTCCTGTTTATTCAAGGAGCCTGTTTGTTCTTTCAGGCTTTCGTACTGGGCTATCAGCCGTTCCGTCTGGGCCAATTCTTCTTTGTTCTGTTTGGCCTTTTTCTGACCGAACGCGAGGACACCTGACCCAACGATAGCCCCGAACGCGCCCGCAAGTGCGGCGGCCCCGGCGGTCAGGGCGACCAACAGCGCCGATAACGGGGCCAATACCGTAAGCAACGTCAGTATCGCCGGTATTAGCGACAGTTGTGTGGTGACAGACCACTGGCGGAACGAGAGGTTCGCGCCGCTTGCCGACGCCGCCAACGCGGTCAGCGCCCCGGAAGCGATACTGGACTGGGTCGTCGTTTCACCAAGTTCGTCATTGAATTGGTCCATGGCTGTCTGGGCGTACAATCCCGTCCGAGCCACGTCGCCCACGTCGTCTTCCAGTTCGTCCAGTGCGGACTGAAGAATCATGGACTGGGTGGTAGCTTCCCCGAATTCGTCCGATAGTTGGTCCAACGCCGTCTGACCTATCGCCGCGTCGTCGGACAGCCCAGTAATTTCGTCGCCGACTTCGTCAATAGACTGTTCCGCCGATTCAGTCAGCGCGTTGATTATGACCCGGACGGTCGCTGATTCAGCCATGTTAGTTGTTCAGTTCAGTGTCCGCCTGTTCCCGCTTGTCCCGTAGTTCGCCCAGTCGTTCCAGTTGACCTTCCGGCGACGGCGTCTGTTGGCCCGCCTGTTCCATGGATTCCCGAAGTTTTGCCCGGCTTTCCTGACTATCGTGAAGGTTGTCCTTTTGCTGGGGCGACGCCGCCCCCGCCGTCGTCGCGCCCTGTTCGGCCTGTTCTTTTTGCTCGTTCTGGAATTTGACCGTCGCTTGTCGGACCGCCGCGTCGGTCCAGAACGCTTCCAGCGCCGTCTGGTGTTGTAACCCCAGTATTTCATGTGGACGCTCGCCGTATTTCTCGCCTATCAGCCCGGCCTGAATCGCTATCGGGTTGTCAACGAAACTGTTCTAACTGTTCTTCCGGGTCGTCTTCGTCACCCCCCACCAGCATACCCTT